CCGTCTGCGGGCCACGCGCCGGACTCACCCGCGACAGCCCGGCGCCCGCGCTGGCAGCGGTCCGGGCCGCACCGAGGATCGCCACCGCCAAGGTGCAGTCCTCCAGTGCTGCCTCCGTCGCGGTGGCGTTCGTCAGGGCCCGGGTCGGCGGCAGCTACCGCTACGGCGGCAACGGCCCGGCCTACGACTGCTCCGGCCTGACCCAGGCGGCCTGGGCGGCGGCCGGAGTGGACATCCCGCGCACCAGCCAGGAGCAGCTGGCCTCGCTGCCCCGGGTCAGCCTGTCCGCGCTCCAGCCCGGTGACATCGTGGGCTACTTCGGCGGCAGCCACGTCACGGTCTACGTGGGCGGCGGCATGGTCGTCGGAGCAGAGAACCCGGTCACCGGGATCGCCCTGATCCCGCTCAGCTGGGGCCACCAGGTGCCGTACACCGCCGTCCGGCCGTCCGGCGGGGTCGTCACCCGCACCGTCAACGTCCCGGCCACCCGGGCGCAGGGCGCCCCCCAGGCAGCCCTGCCGCACAAGGCCCTGGCCAAGGGCACCCACACAGTCCGCTCCGGCGAGTGGCTGTCCTCCATCGCCCGGGAGTACCACGTGGCCGGGGGCTGGCAGAAGCTCTACCAGCTGAACAAGGGCGTGGTGGGGGGCAACGCAGACCTGATCTACCCTGGGCAGGTGCTCACGCTGTAGCGCGGCATCAGGCCAGGGACCGGCGGTCATAGGGCTTGTCCGGTGTAACCCGGTCACCGGTCGGACTTCCCAGGAGGCAGTGATGATCCACCGCAGCACGTACGGCGTGGTCGGCAGCAACGGCACCGTGGTCCGCACCGAGCGCGCCACCTGGCTCCAGCTCTTCGGCCGGGTTCCGCTCTGCCGGACCGTCACGGTAGCCTGACCCCGGTTCCTTACTCTCGGTTCCCCGCACAACAGGACCGGGCCCTTCCAGCGACAGGGTCCGGTCCTGCTGCACGTCAGGGGCTACCGTGGACGAATGAGCCGACCCACCGCAGCACGCCACCGCCGCACCCCTTGGAAGCGCCGCGCCATGGCCGGTGTGCTGCTGGCTTCCGCTGCCGGGGGCGTGTCCCTGGCGTCGTTCGGCCCGTCGTCCGCCCCGCCGGACCACCCGCTGGACGCCACGGTGTACCCCGCCCTGCCCCCTATCGGCGGAGGCACCGTCCTGTGGACGCCCCGTGCATCGAGCCCGCAGCGGACGGCCGGAGCCGGGGTCGCCATGGCAGCGGGGAGCAGCCCCCTGTCGTCCCTGTCGCCGTCCGCGTCCGCGTCCGCGTCCGGCAGCAGCGGACCGCCGTCCTCCTCCGCAGCCGTCACAGCGCCGTACACAGCTGCGACCAGATCGAGCAGCGCGGCGCAGACGCAGGAGAGTCCGGCAAGTCCTTCGGCCGATCGGACCCATGTCCGACACCGGCCGACGGCCAGTCCCAGCGCTCCGCCGTTCCTGTCCGCGCCCCCGAGCAGCACGGCGTCCACCACTACTACATCTACGGCCACGACTGCTACGGCCGACCCGGTGCCGACCTGGTGCGTGCTCGGCATCTGCCTGCCGTGGTCGACGCATCACGCCGGAGGCTAACCTGTTGGCATGGCGCACATGGGAATGGTCGTAGTCGAGTGCCCGGCGTGCGGGGATCCGATCGTCCTGACCGCGAGTGCGTCACTCGGAGAGCCGGACGGCGACGGGCAGGTCGTCTCCCTTGTCGACGTCGACAAGACACCGATCGCAGACCATTTCGAGCAGCACGTAAGGGATGTCCAGTGACCGTGACCCGCGCCAAGTTCCGCTGCCTCAGCGTCAAGACCTTCTCCTCCGGAGCGATCCAGGGAACCCGCTGGACGCCCGACGGCACCACGGAGATCGTGTCCAGCTACCCCCGGGAGGTCGTCTTCAGCGCTGTCGCGGACAACGACACCCTGGAGAACCTGCGGTTCGCGCAGTTCACCCCGGCCGGGACGCTGACCATGACCGTGGACAACCCGGCAGTGGAGATCGTGCCGGGGCTGGAGTACTACCTGGACATCAGCCCGGTTCCCACCGGCGACGTGACGGCGGACGCCGGAGTCGCGCAGGGTACGGGCGGGGCGCTGATGTGATGGCGCACACGCCTCGGCTGATCGTGGTCGGCTACCTGGCGGAGACGCAACCGCCCGACGGCACGCCGGTGACGGAGCTGCTGCGCTGCGGTGACTGCGGCGCGCTGGTGTGCGTCGGCGAGAGCCAGCGGATGCACCTGTCCTGGCACCGGTCCCACGACAACAACGGCCCCGGCGACGCCTCCGCCCTGCCGGTCGGTCGCAGGGCCTGGTGATCTGCCCGTACTGCCGGGGCTCCCGGCTCAACCCGTTCCACCTGCTGGTCCGGATGATGTTCGGCCCGTGCGGCGGGCGGTAGGGGTAACCGGGTCGCTGTAGTCTGCGGCCATGAGCCTCTACCAGCACCTGGAGCGCGACGTCGAGCGCGTCTTCCACCGGTTCGAGCCGACGGACAGCCGCCTGGGGCGGCACGTCAACCACGACAGCCGCAACTACGGCTACGCCCTGCCCGTCCTGCCGAAGTCCGCAATCCAGACCGTGCACTGGAAGCGCGCCATCCCGATCCTGGACCAGGGCCAGCTGGGCAGCTGCACCGGCAACGCCGGGACCGGGTTCCTCGGGACCGCCAACGCGGCCGGGTCCGGACTCACCTCGGTCGTCATCACGGCAGCGGCGGCCAAGGCCAGCCACGGCCACTTCACCGCCGGGACCTGGTTCCTGGACGAAGCGTTCGCCGTCAAGCTCTACGGCCTGGCCACGGCGATCGACCCCTACCCGGGCACCTACCCGCCCACCGACACCGGGTCCGACGGCCCGTCCGTCGGCGCTGCGCTGAAGCTGCTGGGGCTGGCCGCCAGCTACTCCCACGCCTTCTCCCTCGCGGCGCTGAAGACCGCGATCCAGACCGGCCCGGCCATGTGGGGCACCGAGTGGCTGGAGTCGATGTTCGACCCGGACCCGTCCGGCACCCTGACGGTGGACCCGTCCTCCGGCGTGGCAGGCGGCCACGAACTGGTGATCTCCGGGTTCGACGTGTCCGCCGGGCTGTGGACCGTGGACAACTCCTGGAACACCAGCTGGGGACTGCTCGGATCCTGCCTCGTCACCGACAGCGACATGGCGTACCTGCTCACGCAGCAGGGCGACGTCACCGTGCCGTCCCTGGTGCTGCCGGTGCCTCCGGCTCCGCCCGTGCCGCCCACCCCGGTCCCCACCGGCGCCACGGCGCAGCAGCTCTGGGACGCGCAGAAGGTCGTCGCCCTGGGCATGGGGGTCGCGGTCTGATGCAGCCCACTGTCGGCAGAATCGTGCACTACGTCAGCTACGGCACCCCGGGCGGCGAGTACACCTCGCAGTGCCGGGCCGCTGTCGTCACGGAGGTCAACCCGGACGGAGCCGTGGGACTCGCGGTTCTCAATCCCACCGGGATGTTCTTCAACCAGGGCGTCATGGCCGACTTCACCGAGAACCAGGGCGGCACCTGGCACTGGCCGGAGCAGGTGGACTGATGTCCGTCCAGGTACCGTTCCGGGGCTTCATTCTGGACCAATCGACCATCGACGCTGTTCTCCTGATGGAACGGCTCCTGGGCTACCCGGTCCGGATCATGCAGGGCTCCTGGTCCAATGTGTCTGCCTCCGCCGGGACGCATTCCGCAGGCGGGGCGGTCGACGTCAGTATCGAGGACGCCAACGGCAACCTGCTCCCGTTGGCACAGCAGATCGACATCGTTCATGCAGGGCGTGCCGCCGGATTCGCAATGGAGCGGCGCACCCCGGCAGAGGGCTTCGTCTACCACGCACACGGGATCCTGCGCGGAGATCTGCTGGTCTCCCTGTCGGCGGCCGAGCAGCTGGTGCAGTGGGATGCTGGGCTCAACGGTCTGGCCGACCACGGACCGGACGACGATCCTGTCGACGTCGCTGCCGGACGACCTCCGGTCTACCCCCGGGGAGCACCTGTGGCACTCGTTCTGGACATCGCCTGGGACCGTCCCACCACCGCGCAGATCAAGGCGACTGGTGCCGTCGGCGTGGTGAGGTATTTCTCCCCGGATGCGACCAAGAACATCACGGCGGCGGAGGTCACGGATTACATCGCCAACGGCATCTCTGTGGGCACGGTGTACGAGTCCACCGCCGGGCGCGCCACCGCCGGACAGGCGGCCGGAGCGGCGGACGCGCACCTGGCGGAGGAGCAGCGCGTCAAGGTCGGCCTGCCGAACACGCACCGCCACCACTTCGCCGTGGACTCCGACGTGCCCTGGTCCTCGGTGCAGGCGTACTTCGCCGGAGCCGCGTCCGTGGTCGGGCTGGTCCGTGTCGGCACGTACGGCAGTTTCCGGGTGATCGAGGGAGCCTACGGCTACGGCATCCGCAAGCTCTGGCAGACCCTCGCCTGGTCCGGCGGCCAGGTCTCCTCCCACGCCACCCTGTACCAGTCCGGCGGCACCCTGCTGGGCGGCCAGGCGGACATCAACCGGACCCTGGCCACGGACTGGGGCCAGACACCACGACCAGGAGCTGTAGACATGCCCCTCACCCAGACGGACGCGGACCTGGTGGCGAACACGCTGCTGGCCAAGCTGAACAACACGACGATCGCCACGGCGGTAGTCGGCAAGATGGAGTCCGGCAAGACCGGCACGGCTTTCGACCGGGACCTCCTGGCCGGACCCGCCTTCTGGTGGCTGCGGCTGCTGGCGGACCCCACGCTCCCGCTGCCCACCGGGCCCGACCTGCCCCCGATCGTGTCCTACGTGGCGGAGATCCGCGCCGCGCTGGCCGGGGACACGGCCGTGGTGCTCACCCCGGCGCAGGTGCAGGCCATCGCCGACCAGGTGGGAGCGGCGCTGGGAGCCCAGGTGGCCGACGTGCTGGCCGCCCGGCTGGCGACGTGACCGGCGACGTCCGCAGGTCGGTGTACCTGCGCAACCGCTCCGTACTCACCCCGCGCCAGCGCCGTCGGATCCGGCACAAAGTCAACCGCTCGCTGCGCCCGCTATCCTGAGCGCACCTCGCCACGTCACCGCACGACCGCGTCCGGAAACCGCGCACCGTGCGGGCGAGCGGGCACAGAACCCCTGCCTCCCCGTCATCGGCAGGGGTTCTGCTGCGTCCGGGGCAGACTGATCGTGTGAGCCAGGACGCCCAGAAGGTTGCAGCCAGGGCCGCAGCCCTGCTGGGTGAGCGGATTGCTCTGCTGCGCCAGCCCGGATGGCAGCCGCTGCCGCACCAGACGCCTCCCCCTGGCAGCTGGTACGGCTGGTTGCTGCTGGCCGGGCGAGGCGCGGGCAAGACGGACGCCTGCGCGCACTACGTGGCGGAGCACGTGAAGGGGCCGCCGTGCATTCCCGGGCCGGTCCCGCACTGGATCGGGATCATTGCTCCGACCCTCGGGGACGCGGCTACGTCCTGCGTCAACGGCCCGTCCGGGATCAAGGCGCACAGTCCTGATGCCCGGATGGTGAACCGGCCCGGCGGCCTGTCCGTGGTCTGGCCCAACGGCAGCGAGGCGAAGCTGTTCGGAGCCAACACGGAGGAGGACACGGAACGCCTGAGGTCCGGTGGCAACCGGTGCCTCGCGTGGCTGGAGGAGCTGGCCGCGTGGCGCTGGCAGGACGCGGCGTGGGCGCAGATGCGGTTCGGCCTGCGCCTCGGGGTGCGCCCGCACTGGATCGGGTCGACCACTCCGAAGCCGCGCCCGCTGATCAAGCGCCTGGCCAAGCACGAGATCAACGACGTCACCCTGTCCCGGGCGTCGATGTACGACAACCCGCACCTGCCGCTGCACATCCGCCAGGCGCTGGAAGACGAGTACTCCGGCACGCAGCTGGGCCGCCAGGAGCTGATGGCGGAGCTGATCGATCAGGACGAGAACGCGCTGTGGACCCATGAGCGGATCGACTTGGCCCGGTGGCAGTACGCGGACCTGCCGGACCTGAAGCGGATCACTGTCGGCGTGGACCCGTCCGGCGGAGCCGGGGAGCAGGGCATCGTCGTGTCCGGCCGGGCGCAGCTGCCGCGCAACGACACCGACCGGCGGCTGCTGCACCACGGGTTCGTGCTGGCGGACCGGACCGTCCACCTGTCCCCGGACCAGTGGGCGCGGCGCGCTGTGCAGGCGGCTGTCGACTACGAGGCCAACGACATCTGCGTAGAGATCAACTACGGCGGAGACATGGCGGTGTCGACCATCCGGTCCGCTGCCGACGACATGGGTGTGCCGATCCCGATCCGGATCGTCCGGGCTACCCGGGGCAAGGCGATCCGCGCGGAACCGGTGGCCGCGCTGACGGAGCAGCTCCGCTGGCACCATGCCGGGCAGTTCCCCGAGCTGGAGGACCAGCTCTGCACCTGGCACCCCGATCTGGACTGGAGCCCGGACCGGCTGGACGGGATGGTCTGGACCGCGTGGCACAACAAGGTCGTCCACCTGCCCCCGGGACTGGCGGGCAAGGGGCTGGGCCGGGTGCCGTCGCGGCAGATCGGGTGACCGCACGTAGGATGGGACCGCCTTGAGGCGGGGCCGCTCGCCCACGGAGGAACTGAGGGCGCCTCTCCAGAACCCCGGCCGCCGTGCCGGGGTTCCGTGCGACCGGCGGGCTATATTCGCCGGTGTGACCACTGCCGTATGGTTCGTCATTCTCGGCCTGGCGCTCATCGCGTCCAAGGGCCGCAAGGTGTGGGCGCTCTGCCTGCTCTCCCTGGTTCTGGGCCTGTACTTCGGCCACTCGCCCCTGCACAGCTGGGCACTGACTGTCATGCACTGGTTCGGGAACGTGGGAGCCTGGGTGAGGGCGAACACGACCGGATAAGCCCAGGCTCTTTAGTCCGTCCGGTCGTGCGATACTCCCTGTGAGATCCCCGACCTAGGAGCGTCCTGCATGAACACCCCCTCCGAACCGATGCTCATCGGTGCCCTGCTGTCGTCCGTCCTCGGACTTCTGGTCATGCTCGGAGTCTTCGGCCTGACCACCGACCAGGCAACCGCGATCACCGCAGCCGCGTCCGCACTCTTCATGGTGGTTGCGGGCATGTTCACCCGGCCGGTCTCGCCCGGTCTGTGGACTGCTGCGGTCACCGCCATGGCGGATCTCGCAGCCACGTTCGGCGTGCACTGGTCCGTGGGGACCGTCGCGGCCGTGAACCTCGTGGTCGTCAGTTTCCTGGCCGCCGTGTTCCGGGGCCACGTGACCCCCACCACGACTCGCGGGAAGGCTGTGTAAGTGCCGGGAACATCAGGGAAGCTGTGGCGCTTCCTAGTCCGGCGGACTGCTGCGGAGCAGTCCGCTCCGAGCATGGACGCCGACGGGTGGACGCGCCAGAGCATGACCCGCCAGGAGTACCCCGGCCCGGATCCGTTCCGGGGGCTCACCGAGTCGGACCCGGTGTTCGGCTGGAGGCGCGAGCACTGATGCCGATCTGGCTGCTCCTGCTGCTCATGGTCCTGGCCGTCTACCGGTTCACCCGGCTGGTGGTCAAGGACACCTTCCCGCCCGTGCTCCGGGTCCGGGACAGGCTGGCCGGAGGCTGGCGTCCGGCCACAGGGGAGGAGATGCGCGACACAGATCTGCCTGTGTCGCAGCTGGACCTGGGCCATGGCACCGTGTCTGCGGTCTACAACAAGCGCTCCTCTCGGTCCCCGTACTGGCTGGCGGAGCTGCTGTCCTGTTCCTGGTGCGCGTCCGGCTGGGTGTCCGGAGCGGTCACGGCCGCCGTGGCGCTCACGGTCGGCCTGCCGTCCCCGTGGCTGGCCGGTCCCGCTGTCTGGGGCGCGGCGGCCCTGCTGGCGTCCCGGAGCTGGGCATGAGGGCCCGCTGGCCGCGCGCCCTGAACTGCGTGACCGCCACGGCGTCCATCGCCGCGCTGGCGCTGCTGGCCGCGTGCTCATCCGGGTCCGCGTCCTCCCCGCTCGAACCGGATCCGGCGGGCACCGCCGCGTGCAGTACGGCTCTGCACCAGCTGTACGACACGTACTCCGCCACCGGGACCACGCCTCCGCTGACGTCCGCTCCGCCGCAGTGCAGGGGCGTTAGCACGGCCGACCTGAACACGATCGTGGACCAGATCATCGCGAGCGCCTTCGCCAGTGCCTTCCCGGAAGGGAGCGCGACACCGTGACGTACGAACCGCAGCCCGGGGACATCGGGCTCACTCAGATCCACGGAGGCGTGGGACTGGGGATCAGGATCGGCCAGTGGCTCAACGGTGACGGGTTCGCCGACTACGAACACGCGTTCGTCGTGGTCGGTGAGGTGGACGGGTATGACGGTCCGCAGCTGATCGAGGCGGAGCCCGGTGGCGCCCGGCAGATGCCGCTGGTGACGTACGACGCGGACCGGGTGGCCTATCTGCACTGCCCGGAATCCGACCGGGACGCGGTAGCAGCCGCTGCGCTGGAGCTGATCGGCACGCCGTACTCCTTCCTGGACTACGGATCGCTCGCGCTGCACCGGCTGCACATCCCGGCTCCGCTGCTCCGGCGGTACATCAGGTCCTCGGGGCACGAGATCTGCTCCCAGCTGGCGGACCTAGCAGCCTGCCGGGGCGGCTGGCACCTGTATACGGATGGGAGATGGCCTCAGGATGTCACACCAGGTGACTTGAGACTCCTCGTCAGGAAGCAGAATGCAGACTTGCTCAGTGACTGAATGTGCGAAACCAGCCGTGGCCAGGGGCTGGTGCGGGATGCATTACCAGCGGTGGTCCCGGAACCGAGACCCCCTTGTGACGCTGCCCCGGTCGGGGAACCGGACACTCCGGGTAATTCCTGAGATTCGTACCTGCCGCGTGTGTTCTTTTGTAGGGCCCCGGGACAAGTTCCGTCCGAAGAACAATATTTGCAAGCCTTGCTCAGATGCATACAAGGAACAGTGGAAGGCTCGGAACCCGGACAAAGTGGCTGCTTCTAAAGCGAGGCAGGCACCTGTCAGGCAGACGTACGAACTACGTCGGCGAGCCTTGCGCGCGGGAGTTGATCCAGATGAATACGTCCGGATCCTAGCAAGCCACTCAGGTCTCTGCGATATTTGCGGTAGGGGTCCCGAAGCGGGAGGAAAACGTCGGTTGGCCATTGATCATGACCATTCGACAGGGCTGTTCAGGGGACTCCTTTGCGGCCCCTGCAACACTGCTCTGGGGTCTTTCGGAGATGATGCGGAACGGATGAAAGCGGCGATTGCTTATCTGGAGCAGGAGCGGTCCGCGTGACGGTCACGCGTATCCTCACCGGCATGGTCGGACCCCGGATGTACTGTCCGAGCTGCGGTGAGGTCCGCCATGCCGAGACCACCGGACCGCTGCGGATCCTGCCGCACTGGACCGGATCGTCCTCCGTGGAACCGGGGGAGAAGCTACGACGGCGCTGCTCCGGCGGACCCGTCGACCCGGAGGAGGACAGGGCACCGTGAATACCTGGCTGTGGATCCTGGTCGTCGTCGGCGGTGTGCTGGCCGGGATGGGAATCGGCGTGTACCTGGTGCTCCGCACCTTCGGGAAGGGAATGAACTGGTGACCGTACCGCAGAACGGGTCCAGGCCCGTGCAGTCCCCGGTGGACCCGCTGAACCCGTTCATCGGCGAGTACCCGGCGCACCTGGTGAACGACGTGTACAACGGGCCGATCGGCCAGCGACTGATCATGACCATGCGGGTGGGCAACGCCACAGTGACGGCGATGCTGGCCAAGGACGACGCGATCAAGTGGCGGGACCAGATCACCGAGTACATCGGCAAGATGAACGGCCTGATCCTGCCGCCGTCCGGTGGCTGATTTAGTCCAACCGGTAATACGAATTGACATCCGGGCCGACCGGTCCTAGCGTGGACCCCGTCTAGGTGCGCAGGTGCTCGGTACTTCACCCAAACTGCGGGTCGCGGGTTCGAATCCCGCTGGCGGTCGGAAGACCGATGTAGCTCAGTGGATAGAGCAGCAGTCTCCAAGAGCCGATCACCGACTTTGATCTCCGGACACACAAGCTTCCCGCAGGTGCGACAGAAGATCCTTACTTCCCTCTGGAGGACGTGGTTGCGGGTTCGAGTCCCGCCAGCTGGCCCAACACGTCAGCTGTAGCTCAACTGGCAGAGCGCGTACGTCAGGATCATCGCCTTGACCTCTGCGGGTCACAACTGAATACGCACCTCCCGGTGCGAAGGCAAATCGGGTACGTCTCGGTAAAAGAAACCCCCGGACCGCCGTTACTGATCTCGGGAGGCCACAGCATCGGTACCTGGTGCGCAGTGGACGGTTCCTTCGGTTCGAATCCGGAGCACTCTCCCCGAAAGGGTCGGGGTGTTCGGCGTAAACCGTCCGCGCTACTGATCTCGGGTCCACTGCTCAGCCTCCCTCCGACCGAGTGGAGGCTTTTCCCTTGTCCAAGTTCAACAGCCCGACGGCGCGCCCGACGGCGCGCCAGCCCGTGACCACGACCGGGCCCGCCACCACGTACGAGGGCGGAGCGGGGTTCGCCCGCGATACCCGGTCCGACCTGGTTCTGCTCGCCGTGACCAACATGGTCGGTGAGCAGACCTTCTACGAGAGCGGCAGCGACCGGGACACCAGGTACGCCGGTCTGGTCCGCGCCTGCGCGGTCAGCGACCCGCAGTGGACCCTGGACTTCCTGCGCTGGCTGCGCGGTGAGGCCAACATGCGCTCCGCCTCCCTGGTCGGCGCGGCGGAGTTCGTCAAGGGCCGCCTGGAGGCCGTGGCCGCCGGGGACCTGGTGCCCGACATCAGGGCGGAGAACACCCAGGTCGGGGGCTGGAACCGCAAGGCGGTGGACGCGGTGCTCCAGCGGGCCGACGAGCCCGGCGAGTTCCTCGCCTACTGGACGTCGCACTACGGCCGCAGGCTGCCCCAGCCGGTCAAGCGCGGTGTGGCGGACGCGGTCCGGCGACTGTACACGGAGCGGTCCCTGCTGAAGTACGACACGGCCAGTCACGGCTACCGCTTCGCCGACGTGATCGACCTGGTGCACCCGGGTCCGGCGTCCGAAAAGCCGTACCAGGGCGACCTGTTCGTCCACGCCCTGGACCGACGTCACGGCCACGCCGACAGCATCCCGGAGCGCCTGCTCAAGATCCGAGCCAACGCGTCGCTGCGCAGCTCGGACAACCTGTCGGCATGGTTGAACCCGCAGACACTGGACGCCGCAGGGATGACCTGGGAGGACGCCCTGTCCGCCGTCGGGTCCAAGGTCGACAAGGCCGCGCTGTGGTCCGCCATGATCCCGTCCATGGGGATCATGGCGCTGATCCGCAACCTGCGGAACTTCGATGAGTCCGGAGTCACGGACGCGGTGGCCACCAAGGTCTGCGCCCGGCTGATGGACCCTGCGGAGATCGCCCGGTCCCGCCAGTTCCCGTTCCGGTTCCTGTCGGCGTACCGCGCCGCTCCGTCGCTGCGCTGGGGCTACGCCCTGGACACCGCGCTCACCCTGGCGACGTCCAACATCCCGGCGCTGCCCGGCCGCACCCTGGTCATGGTCGACACGTCCGCGTCGATGCAGGGCGCCGTGTCCGCCAAGAGCACGATCCGGCACGTGGACGTCGGCGCGCTGTTCGGCGTGGCGCTGGCGGCCCGGGGCAGCCAGGTGGACCTGGTGGGGTTCGCCGACGGGGTGTTCCCCCACCCGCTGCGGAAGGGTGGTTCGGTGCTCGCGCAGACCGAGGCGTTCACCCGGCGGGTCGGGGAGGTCGGCCACGGCACCAACACAGTCGGCGCTCTCCGGGCCGCGTACAGCGGCCACGACCGGGTGGTGATCCTGCACGACGGGCAGTACGGCAGCTTCGCTCTCAACTGGCCGCAGCTGTCCACCGTGCTGGCGCCGGGCGTCCCGCTGTTCAGCATCGACACGACCGGCTACCAGGCCGCGCCGGTGGATGCCTCGCAGCCGAACCGGTACGAGATCGGCGGGTTCTCGGACAAGCTGTTCACGATGGTGAGTCTGCTCAGCCGGGGACGGGACGCCGGTTGGCCGTGGGAGGGGTAGTCTGACCCCTGCTGAGTGAGACACGAGCCCCGGCCGTTCTGCAAAGGGCCGGGGCTTCTCGCTGTCCGGAAGGTGCTGGGGAAGATCCGCGCTACGCTGCCCCCATCGACCGGACGGAGGGCCGGAGTATGCCGTGGTACAGCGCATTCGGCTTCGGGCCCCGCGCTCCGGCCCGCAAGGAACTGCCGGACATGGCCGCGCTGGTGGCCGCTGTCGCCCCGGTGCGTGCTCCGCAGGGCCAGTTCATGCGGCACCCGGACCGCTGGCAGAACCAGGTCTGGGGCTATTTCGACACGCTGGGGGAGTACAACTACGGCGTCCAGTGGCTGGCGTCGATGCTCTCCCGGGTCCGGCTGCGCGCGGCGAAGATGACGCCCGGCTCCGACGAACCGGAGATCATCGATGTGGGCCCGGCTGCCGAGATCATGGCCAAGCTGGGCCGGGGCGTCGGCGGCCAGAGCGAACTCATGCGCCGGATGTCCGTCCAGCTGTCCGTCCCCGGCGAGTGCTACCTGATCGGTGAGGAGCGCTTCGGGGAGGAGATCTGGTCGGTCCGGTCCATCGACGAAGTGCGGGCCAGCGCGAGCGGGGCCACGCTGGAGAACGGCGGCGGCTGGGAGGTCACCGACGAATCCAACCCGAACCTGGGGCAGATCTGGCGTCCGCTTGAGGCGGACTCGATCCCGGTCCGGATCTGGCGTCCGCACGACCGCTGGTACCACCTGGCGGACAGCCCGTCGCGGTCCGCTCTGGAGATCCTGCGTGAGCTGGAGCTGGTCAACCGGCACATCCTCGCCCAGTACCTCAGCCGCCTGGCGTCGGCCGGAGTGCTGCTGCTCCCGGAAGAGGTCAGCTTCCCGGCGAAGGAGGAGTACGCCGACAGCGCGGACCCCTTCGTCGAAGAGTGGATCGACATCGCCGCACAGGCGATCAAGAACCCCGGGGATGCGTCGTCGATCATCCCGATCATCCTCAGGCTGCCCTCCGACTACATTGCCGCCGTCAAGCACCTGGACTTCACCCTCAAGATCGATGATCACATCATCGACAAGCGCAACAGCGTGCTGAAGCGGCTTGCGACCAAGCTGGACCTGCCGTCCTCGGTGCTGTTGGGCCTGGAGGACATGAACCACTGGAACGCCTTCGCCGACCAGGAGTCCGGTACCCGTGAGCACGTCGCTCCGGCAGCGGAGACGATCTGCGACGCGCTGACGCACGGCTACCTGAAGCCCCGGCTGGAGGCCAGCGGAGAGGATCCTGCCGGTTGGGTCGCCTGGTACGACTTGTCCGAGCTGGAGATCAAGCCGGACCGCTCGCAGAACGCCGAAGCTGCGTACGACCGGATGGAGCTGTCCGGAGAGGCGTACCGCCGGGAGAACGGGTTCAACGAGACCGACGCGCCCACCGACGAAGAACTGAAGACCATCCTGCTGAAGAACCTGGTGCGGACCGCGCACGGCGCGGCGCCGGGTGCGGTGGACATCCTGGTCGGGACCGAACTGCTCACTCCGGCCACCCAGGGCCCCGGTGCCTCGGACAGTCAGGTGGGTATCGTCCCGGAGCCCGGCCAGCACCTCCCGGAAGGAGAGCAGGCGCCGGTCGCCCCCGCCGCGCCTCCGGACAAGACCGCTCCGGCCGGGCCTCCGCAGAAGGCAGAGGCCAGCGCAGAGGACGTGCTGCGCAGGCACCAGCAGGCGACCACGCAGCACGTCCTGGTGTTCCGCGCCGGAGAGCAGTGGGACCTGCGGCATCCGGACGTCTGCGGGGACCACGCTTACGCATGCCCGTTCACCGAAGCGGTGGCCGGGGGCGGACTGGCTGTCCGGCCGGGGACACCCGGGTCCTACATGTGCCGTCTGGACGCGTTCGGACGGCTGCGCATCGACGGTCCCGCGCTGTACACCGACTTGTCCGGCATGGCGTCCACCCTGCTCACTCCGGCGGGTGCGAACGGGAGGAGCCGTGGCTGAGGACGCGTACTTGTCGAGGATCGGACCGTCTGAGCAGACCCTGGCGGAATGGCAGGAGTCACTCAGGGAGAGCACTGAGCAGCGGTCTTCTCTGTACGCTAGGGGCGGTGTCCTCCCTTCTGGAGTGATCATTACGTACAACGGCACTAGTTTTCCGGAAGAAGTCCGTCCGGTCAGGGTCCGCGACTCCTGGCGCGAGGCGCTGCGCCAGCGCGGCCACCGGGCCGCCGTTGAGTACGCGGTGAACTTCGACGTCTCCTCCGACGCGCACAGCGGCTGCATGGTCGCCCTGATGCCGACGGCGGCCGACGCGGAACGCCTCGCTCTGCCTGATGGCGAAGCTGCTGACCAGCTGCACTGCACGCTGCTGTTCCTGGGAGGCGATGCGTCGGCGTGGCCGGACGCGCAGCGCGAAGGTCTGATCGAATCCGTGCGGCAGTGCTTCGCAGGCGCGCCCGTCCTGTCCGGGAACATCTTCGGAGCCGCCCACTGGAACGGCGACGGCGACGCGCCCTGCTGGGTGTGGAACGTCGGCGGCGGGGACGTGGACCTGGCCCACGGAGCTGCGCAGGAAGCCCTGTACGAGTGCGGGTCCCAGACGGCTCCCGACCAGCACGCTCCGTGGGCCGCGCACATCTGTGCCGTGTACACCGGGAACTTGTCCCCGCTTCCGGACCTGGAGGAGCGGCTGGGTCCGGTGGAGTTCGACCGGGTCCGGATCTCCTTCGGCGACACCGACACGGACATCCTGCTCGGGGACTCCCCGGTGACCGCTGCGGCCCGGGTCGATCCGGCCAACGGCGTCTTCCGCCGCAGGCTCACGCCGGTGGAACTGGCCAGCAAGTTCGACTTCGCCGGGCACCAGCGCAGCTGGCAGGACGCGCGCGCGGCAGCGCTGCACGACTGGGGCCCGGTGGCGTCCGACTGGCGGAACCAGATCAGTGCGCAGCTGGTGGCGGGGACCGATCCGGACCAGCTCACGCTGACCACGACGGCCGGTGCGGACGTCCTGTACCGGCGCATGCTGGACGCGGCCGGTGCGGCGGCCCGTGCCCAGCAGCGCGCGGCGGAGCAGCAGGGCGTGACGGTCCCGGAGTGGTCGCTGGAGGGCGACGGGGTGACGGCGGCCCTGTCCGGCCTCACACTGCTCCGGAAGATGGCGCAGACCACGTCCCGAGTGATCAGCTTGTCCCTGCTCACCTCCGCTCAGCGCAAGGCGCTCCGGCTGCTCGGCACCTTCTCCGGGATCCGGCTGGCGTCGGAGGTGGACGCGTTCCTCCAGGGGCTCACCGACAAGGTGGCCAAGGACAACATCGGTACCGCGATCACCGCTGCGCAGGCGTACGGCCAGCAGCTGGTCCTGGACGTGGCTCCGCAGGCCACCTACTACGCGAGCGAAGTCCTGGACGACCGGTGCTGCCAGCCGTGCCGGGAGATCGACGGCAAAGCATTCTCCAACCTGGGCGATGCGGAAGCCACCTATCCGGGCGGCTGCTACGAGTCCTGTGACGGCGGCGGGAGCTGCCGTGGAACGATCGACACCGTATGGGGCGACGTGACAGCATCGGGCGCACCTGAGGAGGGCGCAGTGACCACAGCCGAAGAACTGGGGACCAGGCCGAACAAGGGCACCTCGAAGGACAGGCGGCTCAAGGAGAACCAGACGGCTTCGGACGCCCCGTGCGCAGAGTGCCCGGGGGATGCGGAGCACTTCGACCTCCGGGTGACCCCGGTGGCACAGCAGAGCGAGACCTTCGTCTGGGACGGGTCCGCGTCCCGGTTCACCGACCCGCAGTACCAGAAGGCCGCAGCAGCCTGCGACCCCGGGGACGGCACGGTCAAGGACCGCTGCTTCCTGCCGCACCACGATCCGGACGGCACGCTCAACCGGGACGGACTGGCGGCAGCGGCCGGGCGCTTCTCCGGTCTGAGCGGCCACAGCGCGGCTGCGGTCGCCAAGGCGCGCTCCCACCTGGCCGCGCACTACCGCTCGATCGGAGAAGACGTGCCCCCGAACCTGGAGACGGCCGCGCACACGCACAGCCTGGCGGTCGACTGCCCGCCCGGATGGAAGCCGGACACGGCCAGCGACGGGTGCGTGCCCGCAGACTGGCAGCCCGGGGACAGCGCGCCAGACTGCCCGGACGGCATGGTGCGCGACCCCGACGGAGACGGCTGCGTATCCGCGCCGGTGCAGGCCGCAGCCGTGCAGACGCAGGAGCCGGTGGTCGAACCGTCCGGCGGTCCCACCGCTCCGTGGGAGGGTGTGCTGGCGGTGGAGGGCGTGCCCACCGGCGACGGCCGCCAGTTCGCTCCGGACGCGCTGGACTGGCGGGACCTCCCGCTGCCGCTGCGCTGGAACCGGGTGGACAGCCACGGTGGAGAAGTGCGCACCGAGGCGGTCAACGTGGGCCGGATCGACTCGATCGAGCGAGTGGGCAACCAGCTGCGCGCCAAGGGAGTGTTCGACCTGAGCACCCCGGACGGCCAGACCGTGCACGACAAGGTCAAGGGCAAGTTCCTGCGGGGCGTCTCCATCGACGCGGACAACATCCAGAACGCGGACGTCGAACTGGTCTTCCCGGACTCTGCGGAGATGGATGATGACGACCCGCTGGCCGCGCTCTTCGGTCCTCCGCCGGACATGGTCGTGTACCACGGCGGCCGGATCTCCGGCGCCACGATGTGCGACATCCCGGCCTTCCCGGAAGCGTTCATCGCCCTGACCGACGCGGACGGCGCGATGGTCGCCGGAGGCGCGCTCACCGGGGAGGAGTGGGACTTCCTCCAGCAGGCGGCCGACCGGGCGCGCACGGAGCGCCGGACCACGGTGTCCGCGATCCCGGAGCAGCCCCCGGCCGCCTGGTTCGAGAACCCCGGACTGTCCCAGGTCACCGGTATCACGGTGACCCACGACGGGCGGGTGTACGGCCACGCGGCGCAGTGGGGCAGCTGCCACATCGGGCAGGCCGGGTGTGTGCAGCCGCCTCGCGAGGACTACCACGCGCACTTCCTGACCGGTGAGGTGGTCTGCTCGGAGGGCAGCACCGTCAGCGTCGGGCAGATCACCGTCGGCATGGGCCACGCGTCGATGAACGCCAACGCGCAGGCGGCAGTCGAGCACTACGACGACACGTCGTGCGCTGTGGTGGACGTGGCCGTGGGCAACGACGTACACGGTATCTGGGTGGCCGGAGCAGTACGACCGGACGCGGACCCGGCGAAGGTCCGGGCCCTGCGTGCGGCCGGGCGCGTCTCCGGCGACTGGCGGCGCATCGGCGGCAAGCTCCGGCTGGTCGGCCTGCTCGCCATCAACGTGGCCGGATTCGCCCTGGAGACCCGTACCCGGGCCCGGGTGGCGTCGGGCGCACCGATGGCGCTGGTTGCCGCCGGTATGATCGACACGTCCGACAGCTACACCGAAGCAGAGATCGACCGGATGGCCATGCGCAGGGTGATGGACATCCTGGCCCGTCAGAACGAAGGAGAATGACCATGTGCGGCTGCACTCCCCAGGTTGCGCCCCCTCCGCCCCCTCCGCCTGTCGAGACGCCCGCTCCGCCGGTGGAGCAGGCAGGACTCCTGGAGACTGCTCCGGCGGAGTAGTCCAGGATCGAAAGTCATTAGCCCCATCGGTTCGACGAATCGATGGGGCTAATGCACGTTCTTTTGTGTTTCCAAGGTCGACTGCTATGGTTCGCCCAAACGCGTGATCAAATATCGTGCCCCGTGCGCTCCTTGGAGGCCACCCGTGGCGGAGGAACTGTTCACCTGCCCCCCGGATCTCACGCTTGTGAGCGACGGGGACCTGTCGGCCCTCCAGACGAGGGCCACAGCTGAGTTCGACCGCGTCCACGGTCTGGACGACCCGTCCGCGAAGGACATGTCCTACGCGATCACCCTCGCCCAGGACCTGGACAAGATCAAGGCCGAGCTGAAGGTCCGCGACGTCCGCGCGGCGGAGAACGCCCGGCTGTCCAAGGACTCCATCTCGCAGACCATGGCTCGGCTGAACGAGCAGGTGCACGGCGAGCAGGAAGTACGCCCGGAGCAGAGCACCGGGATGGACGCCGACGCTATCGCGGCAGCCGCTGCGAAGGGTGTCACCGAGGGCCTGATGGCCGTCTTCGCCGACCGGCGCGGCGGCTCCCTGGACACCACCGCACGGCAGGTGGCCAGCCTGCGCGAGACCGCGCGCCGCGCGCCGGACCCGAAGGTCCCCGAGGCGCAGCCCGCCGTAGTCGTCGCGGCCGTGGACATCCCGGACCGCCAGGTCCACTCCGGCGGCACGATCCCGGACATCGAGGCACTGGCGGACGCGTTCATCACGCGGGCAAAGTCCCTCCCGGCGACCCACGTCGGCCAGGCGTCCCCGCGCCACATGGTGGCGTCGGTGCGCAACAACTTCGATCACGTGATCGACGACCGTACTCCGGTCTCCGACGTGGAACGCCTGTTCAAGGAGCTGACCAGCGGAGAGCGGCAGCGCGCCCTGGTCGCAGGCGGCGGATGGTGCGCCCCCTCCGAACTGCGCTACGAGCTGTTCAACATCGCCGACGCGCCGTCTGGCACCATCGACCTGCCGACCGTGGGCGTCAGCCGGGGCGGCATCCGCTTCCCCACCAGCCCCAGCATCGCGGACTCGTTCTTCACTGCCGGAGGCAGCAACGCCGCATCCGGCATGGGCGGGTTCAAGTACGCCTTCAGCAACGCCACGGACCCCTGGCTGTGGTCCGAGACCGACGACATCCTCACCGTCACCGGCTCGGTCAACAAGCCGACCCTGCGCGTCCCGTGCGCCGCGTTCAACGACGTCCGCCTTGAGGCCTACGGCCTCACCCTGACGGCGGGCAACCTGACCGACTCCGCCTACCCCGAAGCCACGCAGAACTTCCTGCGGCTGCTCCGGGCCGCGTACGCCCACGCGATCAACGCACGCCTGATCGGCCTCATGGCCACCGCGTCCACGGTCACCGCTGCCATCGGCGCGGCGAGCATGCCCGCGTTCCAGACCCTGCTGGACGGTGTCGAGATGGGAGCGGTCGACTACCGCGCCCGGTTCGGCATGTCGGACGAAGCGGTCCTCGAAGTGGTCATGCCCTCCTGGGCGCGCGCCTTGATCCGGGCCGACCTGGCGTGGCGCGTCTACGGTGACAGCTCGCTGCTCTCGGTCTCCAACCAGCAGCTGATGAGTTACTTCGCCGACCGTGGCGTCCGGATCCAGTTCGTCAGCGACTGGCAGGTGCGCACCTCCGGCAAGCCCGGCGACCCGGCGACCCCGGTCCTCGCGCAGCAGACCAGCGTCCAGTTCATGATGTACGCGGCCGGGACCTTCATCCACGGGACCGGGCTCACCCTGGACCTCGGGATCGTCCGCGACTCCGTCTTGAACAGTGAGAACGACTTCACCGCCGCGTGGGCGGAGGAGGCGCACCTGATCGCCAAGGTGGGTCACGAGTCCCGGCTGTACACGGCCACCCTCGCGGTCAACGGCACTGGCGCACTCGGACAGGCTGCGAACGGAACCTACGTCTAGCCAAGCCGGAACGCTGAACGGAGGTGAATCCGCGTGTCCACGTTCTTCGGTGGGGAATTGTCCGTCCCGACTTCCAGTGCGACCCTGGTCGTCGCTTCTGCCGACCTGGCGCGCAGGGTTCATCTCCGGGACATCTCCGGAGGGCCAATTCTGATCAGCTACGACAGCACGTCCGTGCTGACGGGTGTGCACGTAGCTGATCTGGCTTCGGACGTGGGTGTACTCGATTTCGTGCTCCCCTGTGGACAGGAACTCTGGGCTTTCCAGGCCAGTGGTAGCGCGAAGACCCTTGCCGTACTCGTCAGCGCGGCAAGGGGGTAGGTCATGGCCGGTGCTCGGCAAGTAGTCGACGGTCCCGACTTCACCATGCTCCCGTACGGGCTGTGGGACGCGCTGGAGAAGCGCACTCCGAACGACCCGCACTGGCAGAACGGCGTGACCTGGCAGGAGTACTGCCCTACGGCAGCCAACCAGACGTTCTACGACGCCTGCCTTGCGGTCACCGGGACCGGCGGCTCCCCGCCGTCCATGTCCTCTCCGAAGCTGACCGGCAACGTCGTCAGCACCAACCGGGGCGCGACCGTCTTCCAGGTCTATGCGGAGTTCGACTGCTCCCCGGTCGGCCTGGACCAGATCAACGCGGCGGCCGACGTAGCGCTGAAGAAGGTCGAGAACAGGGACGTCGAAGCTGCGTTCTGGACCGGGGTCGCCGGAGGCCAGACCGTGGTCTGGCCGCACCTGGCAGCGAACGCCGCCCTGAACGATCCCCAGGGGATCACGCTCCAGATGGCAGCCACCCCCCTGGTCACCGGCGGAGTGAACGCCGCGTCCGCGCTCGGTGCCCTGGAGAACCAGCTGGCCAGCTGCTACGCCGGACGCGGGTACATCCACGTGCCCCGGACCGCGCTGGCCACACTGGCGGCGAACAAGCTGCTCGACTGCTCCCAGCAGGACCAGGGGGAGCTGTACACCTGGGCCGGGAACCGGGTCGTGGTCGGCGGCGGATACACCGGCAGCTCCCCGTCAGGGGGCGCTCCGGCCACCGGGACTTCGTGGATCTACGCCACCGGGCAGGTCTTCGGCTACCGGTCGGACATCTTCGTCCAGCAGATGCCGGGGACGTTCGACCGGACGGAGAACACCGTCCACATGATCGCCACGAGGAACTACGTCATCGGCTTCGGCTGCTGCCTGACCGGCGCTCTGGTCAACCTGGGCGTCCCTTCCAATACGTCCACGTAGGGATGTGAACAGATGTCCGCCACAGCGTCCTGCGCCGTCCCGATCAAGGGCAGCGTCTACCGCCTTGTCCAGCTCAACTCCTGTGGGAACCCTGTCACGGGCACCTCGGGGATGCAGGTCGTGAGCAAGTCCTTCGTCCAGGTGGCCATGGCGCCCCAGTACGAGGACGGGGTGGAGTTCTTCGACCGTACGGCCGACGGCACGCCCTGCGTCAACCAGAAGGACGACCCCGTACTGAAGCGCATGGTCAACACCGTTGACCTCTGCGAGATCAACCAGACCGGGCAGTCCTACATGATGTCCGCGCGGGAGTTGGCGACCGGCGCGCCCGCCACCGGGTCCGGCTTCGCCATGGGCGAGGGTATCGCGTCCAACCGCTTCTCGTTCGAGGTCTGGCAGCAGGTGGCCGGATCCGGCGCGTGCGACCCTGTCACCGGGTTGCAGCGGTACATCTACAACGCCTGGCCGAACTGCGGCGCGGCGCAGCTGGGCACGTACACGATCGCCAACGCGACCACGAACATGCAGATCATCGTGGAGACCAGGGCTGTCTCCATCTCCTCCACGCTGGGCTGGTACGCCAAGAACGGCAGCGCCACCTGGCTCCAGTCCGGGTTCGCGCCGGTGGCCACCGATCACTGGTACTGGAACATCACCACGACGCCCCCGCCCGCCCCGCAGTGCAACCCGCTGGCGGCGCTGTAGCCATGACCGTGCTCCTGGAACCGCCGGTGCAGCGGTGGGTATGCCCCAACTGCAACGCGACCGACACCACCCGGGGCATGCCCAACCGGTTCCACCCGTGCCCCGGGATCGGCGGCCTCACCGCGCCGCTGGTCCTGGCTGGAACGGACTGCCGGGTGGTCGCCGTCATGCGGGAGGACTACGTGGGCGGTGAGCTGGTGCAGGTGGACGACCGGAACCGCCCGGTGATGGCTGTTCTCACCCTGCGCCCCGACGGCAGCAACGACGTACTGGTGAACGCGCCCACAGCGCGGGGAACGGGAGCCTGAGATGGCCTGGACAGACAGCAGGATCTTCCAGGCATGGGTGGTCCAGCCCATGCTCCGGCAGGGCACTGCACCGACCGGCGGCACCGGCGAGATCGTCACCAACGACACGGTGACCGCTGCGCTGTTCAACAACACCGGGACCCCGGACCGGACCGTGGCTGTGGGCTCCACCGGCTACAACACCGGCCAGTGGGTGACGGCCAACGAAGTGACCGGCGCGTCCGAATGGGTGGCCGGGGGCCGGAACCTGGCGTCCAAGACCATCACTCCGTCGGCGGGTGTCGTCACCTTCACAGCCGCGAACCTGGCCGGGTCGGCGACCGTGACCATGGCCAACATCTACGGAACGCTGGTCTACGACAACACGGTGACTGGTGGAACCGTCGCCGACCAGGGCATCTGCTACAACTACTTCGGTGGGTCGCAGTCGGTTACGGCAGGGACATTCAGTGTAAATTGGTCTGGATCGGGCATTTTCTCGTTCACGGTCTGAGACGGCGGTGAACGGTGGCGATCTCCGAGGACACCTCGAACCAGCCCGTCCCCGTGCACGTGACCGCCACCACCGCCACCACCGCCAGCTTCTCGCCGCAGGCGGGCACGCTCCTGGTGGCGTTGATCGGGGCACTGGGACCGAACTTCGCCACCACGACCGTGACGGTGACCGACTCCCTGTCCGGGAAGTGGTCCCTGCTGAAGCGGCAGAACACGAACACGACCGGGATCGGCGGGTCCTCGGAGATCTGGTACAGGTACCTGGACACCGCGCCCGGGTCGCTGACCGTCAACGCCGTCTGGACCCCCAACGGTGACCCCGGCGGGAACCTGGTCGTGCGCAGCCTGCTCGGTGCTGCTACTCCGTCCGGGGCAGCGGGTGGGACCGGCGGGGCGTCGGTCGCCCCGACAGCGACACTGACGCCGATCCAGCTGGGTTCGTGGGTCTACGGCGCATGCGTGGACTGGACCACGAACCCGGTCATGGTCGCCAACGCCAACACGACGATCATCGACCAGTTCAACGACACGACCAACGGCGACACGTACGCGATCTTCAAGGGTGCCGCTTCCACAGCGTCCCTGGTGTCCACGGCCTACGGGTTCACCAATGCCAACGCCGGGTTCAACACAGCGGCAGTGGAGATCCTCCCCGCCGGTTCCGGAAACCCGATCCCGCTGGACGTCAGCCAAGCCGTCAAGCGTGCAGCCACCTGGTAGGAGAACTCCATGGCAGCTCTTCCCGCACAGCAGTTCCCGATGCGCTTCCTGTCCGGAGACAGCGACCGGTGGGCGGTGTTCACCGTGCTGAACACCAGCGCCGGGGACACGATCGACGTCGGGGCGTACTTCACCATCGTCAAGCGCGCGACCCTGCTCGGGGTGACCGTGGCAGCCGCTGTCTCCGCTGCGGTCAGCGGGACCGTCGTCACCATCCCGGCCGGAGCGGCGAACGACGCGGCGATCCTCACCGTGTACGGCTGCGCGATCTGATGGCCGCGCAGTTCGTTGCCTACAACTGTGCGATCGACTCCACCACAGGAGTGATGGCCGGGACCAGCTACACTACCGGGGCGAAGTGCGGGATCCAGCTGGTCCCTGCGTCCGGTTCAGCGATCCTGGTCGTAGAGATCGGGATCAGCTTCTCCGGAACCACGGCCGGAACCCCGTCGATCGTCACCCTGGCCGACGCCGGAGCGGCGGCTACCGGGCTGGTCGCGCACAGCACGTCCACCATCATGGCCACCGGGTCCACGTCCAAGACGAGCACGCTCCAGATGGGGACCGCCCTGTCCGGGTACGGTGCGGTCGCCATCGTCACCAACACCACCGCCCGGCAGTACTGGGGCGCGCAGGTCGGCACGACGACCCAGTACGAGAAGCAGTACCCGCTGGGCCGGGAACCCTTCCTGCCATCGGGAGGATTCCTCCAGATGCGCATCAACACGGCTGCCACACTGACGGCTATCGGATACATCGTCCTCGAAGAGGTCTGACCGGGAGGGGTGGGCTGTGGCACGGTTCGGGCGCAGCTACCCCATCGGCACAGCCACGCGTGTCTACACCGGGACGGCCACCGGCGGGTCCAGCACAACCGCTACAGCCGGACTCGCAGCCTCCACCGGGACCGCGTACAGTGCAGGTCCTGCCCTGGCAGCACTGCCTGCCGACGCGTCCGGAACCGGCACGGCGTACACGCCCACCGCTGCTCCGGCAGCCCTGCCCGGGACCGCTGCGGCCACCGGTACGGCCTACGCTCCCGGCAACTCCGTCGCCGTGCAGGGGACCGGGTCCGCAGCTTCCACCGGAACCGCGTACGGCGCTTCCGCCTCCGGGTCCGTCGCGGTCACAGCCGGGCTCGCGTCCGGCACCGGAACCGCGTACACAGCCGTCCCGGGCCCCGGTGCGGCTCCCGGGACCGCCGCAGCGACCGGGAGCGCCTACGCCCCGTTCGCTTCCCCGTGGACCGCTGCCGCGACCGGCACTGCCTATGCTCCGTCGGCCGCTGTCGCCGTCCAGGGGGCAGGAACTGCTACTGCTACCGGTACGGCGTACAACGCCGCTGGAGCGCCCGCTGTCACCGCAACCGCCGGGCTCGCCGCAGCCACCGGCACGGCGTACACCGCGCTACCGGCCGTCACTGCTGCGGGGACCGGGCTCGCATCCGCGACCGGCCGGGCCTACGGGCCCGACACCTCCCCGGGAACCGCTGCCGCGACCGGCACGGCGTTCGCGCCGTCGGCCGCTGTCACCGTAACCGCAGGGCTCGCGTCCGGAACCGGCCGGGCCTACGGGCCCGACACTTCTCCGGGAACCGCGTCGGCCACCGGCACGGCGTCCGCGCCGTCGGCCGCTGTTACCGTCCAGGGGGCCGGAACCGGCGCAGCCACCGGAACGGCGTACGGAGCGACAGCCAGTACGTCCAGTTCGGTCGTCGCCGCAGCGACGACCGCTGCCGCGACCGGCGCCGCGTACGCTCCGGGGACCGCTCTGGCAATCCAGGGGACCGGGAGTGCACAGGCCACCGGTACGGCTCCGGGCCCCACCGCTGCTCCGGCTGCCCTGGCCGGGAGGGCGCCCGCCACCGGGACCGCCACCACGGCTGCCGCCGGGACCGCAGCTGCCGCCGGAGCAGCATCCGCCACCGGGACCGCTCTCCAGCCAGTTCCCGGGGCAGCGGCCCTGCCGGGGGACGCGGCTGCTGCCGGGACGGCCTACGCTCCGTCGTCGGGGCAGTCGGTCAGCGTGACCGCCGGGCTGGCTGCCGGAACCGGCACCGCGTACGCGCCGTCGGCCGGGCAGGGGATCACGGCTACTGCTGGAGCCGCGCCCGCCAGCGGAGCCGCCTACGCGCCGTCGGCAGCGCTGGCCTCCGGCCCCGGTGCCGCGTCCGGGTCCGGCACCGCCTACGCTCCGGCGACCACGCCCGGCGTCACCGCAACAGCCGGGACCGCAGCCGCGACCGGGCACGCCTACACGGCTGCCCCCGGACCGGGGGCCGCACCGTCGGCCGCCGCTGCCACCGGGCGGGCACTGGACGCGGCGTTCACCGCGATCCTGGTCCACGCCGGACTCGCACGCGGGTTCGGGGACGCGTTCGGCGTGGCCACCCGCTTCCCGGTCACGGACGCCCGGTCGAACGCCAGCGGGCGCGAGCCGCCCACCGCCGCGTCCGGACGTGAGCCGTGGTCCGCGTCCCACGGCAGCGAGCCCGGACCGGCGTCCGGCCGGGAACCGGTATCGTCAGCCACGGGCCGCGAACCCGTGACCTCGGTGTCCGGGAGGGAACCGTGAGCATCAACATCGGGACCTATGTGATCGGGGAGATCCCTCCGCCGTTCACCTACCAGTTCCTGGACAGCTCCGGGGCGCCCATCGACCTGACGAACTACACGGCACAGTTCGCCTGCCAGGAGTTCTACGGCGCCCCGTTCACCGGGACCGCGTCGGTGAGCGACGCGGTCAACGGGAAGGCCACGTACGTGTGGGCCGGTGGCGAATTCTCCACCGCTGGCCAGTACCGGGCTACCTTCACTGTGGGCGACCACACGAACCGGTTCACATCCGAGTCCATCGTCTTCACCGCGCAGCTGCCTGTCGGCGCTGTGCCGAGCATCTGAGGAGGCGGCGATGACCCTGGAGAACGGACCCTGCCAGGACTGGACTCCGGTCTGGACCTGCGACATCTCCACCTTCTCGCCGACCGTCACCGGGTCGGCCGTGAGCCTGGCCACGCAACTGCTGTGGGGTCTGTCCGGCAGGCAGTTCGGGCTGTGCGAAGCCACGCTGCGGCCGTGCCGCCGGGAGTGCTACGAGAGCTTCCCCGCACAGTCGTACGCCGCGCCGTGGTCCGTCTTCGGCGCGGCGGCCACCGCCGGATGGGATTCCAGCTACTGGTTCGCCTCCTCCTGCGGGCGGTGCCGGGACAACTGCTCCTGCGGGGAGGTGCCCGAAGTCCTGCTTCCGGCGCGGGTCAACAGCGTGGTCCAGATCAAGGTGGACGGTGCTCCGCTGGTGACCGGCTCCTACCGGCTGGACAACAACCGGATCGTGGTGCGCACCGATGGCCAGCGCTGGCCGCGCTGCAACAACCTGGTCCTTGACGACACTCATGCGGGGACCTGGTCGATCACCGCGCTGTGGGGGCTGGACGTACCGGCGGCGGCAGGCCCAGCCGTCGGCCAGATGGCGTGCGAGATCGCCCGCGCGATGATGGGGCAGGACTGCCAGCTCCCGGCCAACGTCACCCAGCTGGTCCGGCAGGGTGTCACGATCACCATGCCGAACATTCAGGACCTGCTGGCAGAAGGCCGGACCGGGCTCAACCTGGTGGACTGGTTCCTGGCGGCGGTCAATCCGAACAGCCTCACCCAGCGGGCCCGGACGTACAGCGTCGACCACCGCCCCGTGCGCAGGGCCGGATCATGAGGGCCGCCTGGAAGCGCTGGCGTTACCGGCGGGCGCAGTGCAGCTGGGAGGTCTTCCTCTTCAACTACGGCACGATCGGGAAGTGGATCCAGGTCCGGGACCTGAACAGCATGACCGGCGTCTGGAAGAAGTGGCCGCTGTGACGACACCGCTCCGGGGACCGCTGAAGTGGTACACCGTCATGGCGTGGATCAGGGATGCGGTGAACGCGGCCCTGGTCCCGGCTGTGCCGTCGGCAACGGTCGTCCCCGGCGCCATCGCCTGGGACAGCGCGGACTGCGGGGCGCTGTACGTGTCGGCAGTCCGCTACTACCACAGCAACGAGTTCCCCGACATCGTGGCCTTGCCGACAGGCAACTGCGACGCCAGCTGGGATGCGGCGGAGATCGTGGTCCAGGTGGTGCGCTGCGTCAACGGGCCGGACGGCTCGCAGTCGATCGCTCCACCCCGAGGCGCGCTGGACGGTGCGGCACAGCAGATCGCGTCGGACGCCTGGTACATGATGACGTCGGTCACCGCTCTGCTGTGCCAGCTGGAGGAACAGGGAACAATCGGGTACTACCTGCTCGGGGAGACGATCCCGCTCGGGCCGACCGGAGCCAACGGCGGCACGGACCTGCGCGTGGTTATTGGAATCTCCCGTGGGTAGCGTCACGCAGATCAAGATTGACCAGGTGGCGGTCCGCAACATGTTCCGCAGTCCGACCGGCATGGTCGGCAGGCGGCTCATCGCGCAGGGCAAGGAGATCGAGCGGCTGGCTTCCGAGAAGGCGGCGAAGCACAACATGCGGGACTGGGTGCACTCCACCCCGCTGCCGTCGCTGTACGGAGTTAACGTCCTGATCTACTGCGACCACCCGGCGGCCGTCTACGTCCTGGGCGGCACGCGTCCCCATGACATCCACTACACGAAGCCCCAGGCTCTTCAGTTCAAGGTCGGTTGGCGCACGGTGACCGTGGTCCACCACCCCGGGTACCGTGGCGATAATTTTCTCAAGACAGCGATGGAGGAGGCCCGGATCTGACTCCGGACGGATCTTGGTAGGAGCACGTCTAGCCTGGCCCGTATGGCGAAGAAGGATTTCAGTAAGAAGCGTGAGCGGATCAGTTTCGAGATCGACGGTGAGGACTTCGAAGCTGCGGAAGCGATCCCGGCCGACGACCTGGCGCGCGTGGTGACCATGCTGAACAGCGTCGATCCCAACGTGGCCACACCTACCGAGCAGGTGGAGGCCTTCAAGTCGTTCATGGAGACATGCCTGTTCCCGGAGTCGTACGAGCGGTTCGCCTACCGGATGGGCAACAAGGCCAACCCGATCGACCTGGACCAGGTGAACGACATCTCCACTTGGATAGTCGAGCAGTACGGGATGCGCCCTACCAAGCCGTCTGCCGACTCGTCCAGTGGGCCACCCAGCCTGGCGTCTGGCATGTCCTCGACGGTAGAACCGCAGGTCGTAGTGTCGACTTCGGAGCCCTCCCTTTCGACCGCTTCCTGAACTTCGTCTACGCGGAAATGCTGGAAGGCCTTCAGGCCAAAGAGGGCCAGACCATGGAGGACGCGGTGCGCCAGTTCGACGCAGAGCTGCTGGTCTCCTCCTGGCGCGTCTTCCCCGGCCAGGATGAGCCGGACACTGGGGACCGGGACCCGAACGCCCCGTACTGGTGGACGTCGGACGAAGACGCGTCCGCCAGCTTCCTCGCGGCCGTGGGCCAGGTGCTCTGATGATCAGCCTGGGGCGCGGGACGCTGCTCGGGATGGGCTACATCCGGATCTCCGCAGACACCTCTGCGGCGGAGGGGTCGCTGGGCCTGCTCAGCAAGGCCGCTGCCGGGACCGTGCTGGCTGTCGCGGCTATCGGGATAACCACCACGGTCATGGCAGCGAACTTCAACAAGGACATGTTGAAGATCAGCACGCAGGCGGGCGGCACGTCCCAGGACGTGAAGACCCTGTCCAAGGACGTTCTGAACATGAAGAACGTCCAGCAGGGGCCGGACCAGCTGGCCGAATCGCTGTACCACCTCAAGTCGATCGGGCTGGGCAACGCCGACGCGATGAAGGACCTCCGGGTCGCCTCCGACCTGGCGGCCGTCGGCGGCTCGAACCTGGAGGCGACCACCAACGCGCTGGGCGGCGCGTGGCGCTCCGGTATCAAGGGCGCCGCCACCTTCGCCCAGTCGGCCGCCACGGTGAATGCGATCATCGGCGCGGGCAACATGCGGATGGAGGACTTCGTTGCGGCCATCGGCACCGGCATCCTCCCAGCCGCGAAGACGTTCGGCGTCTCGCTGTCCTCCATGGGCAGCGCTCTCGCGCTGATGACGGACGAAGGCATCCCGGCCACCGACGCGGCCACCCGGCTGAAGATGTCGCTCTCCCTGCTCGCGGCTCCCAGCAACGTAGCGAGCAAGCAGCTTGCGAAGATCGGTCTGACCGGTCTCCAGCTGGCGAACGAGATGCGTTCCCCGGCCGGGCTGGTCGGCGCCATCGGACTGCTGAAGAGCCACCTGGACGCGTCCGGCATGAGCCTGTCCGAACAGGCCATTTTGCTGAGCCACGCGTTCGGCGGCGGCCGGTCGTCGTCGGCCATCCTGACAATGATCAACAATTACGACGTCCTGGTGAAGAAGCAGAGCCAGATCAACAACTCGCTGGGGAACTTCTCGGCAGCCGTGGCCGCGCAGCGGGCCACCGTGTCGGCGCAGCTGAAGATCCTGGAGTCCAGCTTGGAGGCGACCGGGATAAAGATCGGTGAGTTCCTGATCCCGCCGGTCACCAAGTTCATGACCTTCCTGAACTCGACCGCCATCCCCGGGATCGAGAAGTTCAGCGGCTACCTGTTCCATCTGGTACCGGTCGACCGGATCAAGTCCGACTTCGGCACGGTGTCCGGGATCATCGGCCAGTTCTACGACGGACTGGTAGGGAAGAAGCAAGCGGCGTCCAAGCAGGCCGGGCCGACCATCCTGCCCTGGTCCACGATGGGGACCGGACTGGCGTCCGGCGGTGTCGGGTCTCTCGCGCAGCAGCTGATGGGTTCCCAGGTACCGAAGTTCCTGGGGAACGCCACCTCTTCCGGCCGGAGCAACAGTCAGCTGCTGAACAGCCAGCTCCCCAGCGCGCTGTCCGCCGGGTATGCGGTGTCCGCCGGACCGAAGTCGGCTGCGGCCGGGCAGTCGATGGTGGCTCAGGTCCCCGGGTCGAAGTACATCCCAGCGGTAGCGGCCAAGCCGCCGGACCCGTCCGTCTGGGTCAAGTTCGGCATCGCCATCGCCGGGGCCGGACTCCAGATCCTGGGCCTGGCCAAGTCCCTCGCCGTCTCACTGCTGCCCCCGATCACGAAGATCGTCGTCCTCATCGCGACCGACTTCCTCCCGGTCGTGATCAAGCTTGCCCTGATGGCGCTCCCCTACCTGGTCACCGCGTTGAAGGGGGTCGGTATCGCACTGGGCGCCGTACTGGGCTTCCTGGTCAACATAGGCCCCTGGTTCCAGTCGCTGGGCGGCTGGGGCGCCCTGCTGATCGCTGTCGCCACTCCGCTGGCTCTCCTGGTCGGGACACTGGGAACGTTCAAGCTCCTGGCCATGGGCCTGTCACTGGCGGAGAGGGGAGTGGAGCTGGCCACGCTCGCCTGGGGCAAGGCGCAGATGCTGTTGAACATCGTCACCGAGGCGAACCCGTTCGTCCTGGTGGCCACTGCTGTGATCGCGCTCGGTCTGGCCTTCTACTACGCGTACACGCACAGTAAGACCTTCCGCGACATCGTCCAGGACACGTTCCACGGGATCAAGACCGTAGCCCTGGACGTCTTCGGCTTCCTGACCCACGGGCTCGGCCAGTTCACTTTGCTGCTGCTCGGACCGATCGGCGTGCTCCTGCTGCTGGCCGTCCACTGGCGCGGCACCTGGACTGTGATGAAGGACACCGCGCTGGCCGTCGCCGGATGGTTCGCGGGCCCCTTCGTCGGCTTCTTCCTGTCCATCGGACGCTGGTTCACCGGCCCCTTCGTCGGCTTCTTCCTGTCCATCGGACGCTGGTTCACCGGCCCCTTCGTCGGCTTCTTCATGACCATCGGATCATGGTTCAGCGGCCCCTTCGTCGGCTTCTTCATGACCATCGGACGCTGGTTCAGCGGCCCCTTCGTCGGCTTCTTCATGACCATCGGACGCTGGTTCAGCGGCCCCTTCGTCGGCTTCTTCATGACCATCGGACGCTGGTTCAGCGGCCCCTTCGTCGGCTTCTTCCAGTCCATGTGGAACGTGATCCAGGGCGTACTCCGGTTCCTGGTCAACGGCTTCCTGTCGATGGCGTCCACGGTCATCCATGCAGCGGCTGACATGTTCGGCTGGGTGCCCGGGATCGGCGGCAAGCTGAAGTCCGCTGCGAAGCAGTTCGACATCTTCCGGGACAGCGTCAACGCGGCCCTGGGCGGGGTCAACGGGAAGAACGTCCAGGTCAACGTGGGCTTCACGGCAGGCCAGGTGCACGGCAAGGCTGTAGCGGTCTTCGCCACCGGCGGTCCGGTCTTCGGCGCGGGCACTACTACGTCGGACTCCATTCCGGCCCGGTTGTCCAACGATGAGCACGTGTGGACGTCGGCGGAGGTGCACGGCGCGGGCGGGCACGGCGCGGTCACCGCCATGCGCAGGCAGGCGCTCGGGTACGCCAGGGGCGGCCCGGTGGGGATCTCCGTCGGCGGTTCGCGCACCACGCCGTCCGCTGTCGGGGCAGCGGTGTCCCAGAGCATCACCGACCTGGTGGCAGCCAACATCAACGCCCTGGCCAAGGCAGTCAAGGACGCTACTGCCGCCGCAGCGGCAGCCGCTGCGGCAGCGTCCGGTTCGGCCGCCCTGAACAACTCCGGCGGCTTCTCCGGCGCTGCTGTCGGCGCGGCGCAGCAGTACGCGCAGTCCCTGCTGGGTCGGTTCTTCTGGAGCGGCGACCAGATGGGGCCGCTGATCAAGCTCTGGAACCAGGAGTCCGGCTGGAACCCGTACGCGGTCAACCCGTCATCGGGCGCCTACGGGATTCCGCAGGCGCTGGGGCACGGCCACCCCTACAACCTGGGGGACTACAAAGCGCAGATCCTCTGGGGGCTCCAGTACATCGCGGGCCGGTACGGCTCCCCGGGCGCGGCCTGGCAGCACGAGATGGCGAACAACTGGTACGACACCGGCGGCTGGCTGCCGACCGGGACCAGCATTGCCCACAACGGCACCGGGCGCCCGGAACGGGTGGTCGGACCCGGCGGTGCGGGAGCAGGCGGGGACGTCCACATCCACGTGCACAACCACGGAGTGATCGGCAGCCAGCGCGAGACGGAGAACTGGCTGGTGGCCTCCCTGGTCGGTGCCAAGCGCAACGGCCGCCTGCGCACGATCATCCCGGGGACGTGAGCCGTGGCCATCGGAGTCCGCAGTTCGCCCGCCACCGGGACCAACACCGGCGGCGGTGCTGTCGCTGTGCCGACCCCGCCGTCCTTCGCGGCCGGGGACCTCCTGGTCATGGTCCTGCTCCAGGACGGCAACAGCAACGAGACCGCTCCGTCCGGGTGGACCCGGCGGGCCCGGGACAACGCGGGGTCCTCCGGCGGTCCGGTCGCCTCTCCGCACGCCGTGGTCTACACGAAGATCGCAACCGGGTCCGAGGGGGCTTCGGTCTCCGTCACCTACTCCAGCGCGTCCTGGCCGTCCGGCAACGCGAACGTGCTCGGATTCATGTGCGGCTACACCGGGACCAACACGTCATCCCCGGTGGAAGTGGTCGCCACCGACAGCGACTCGGCACCGGCGAGCGCGGCGCAGGTGCACCCGCAGCTGACTACGTCGGTGGCCAATGACTGGCTGATCACCGTCCGGTTCGGCTCCGGGTCCGGCACGCCGACCACCACCTGCTCCGTGGGTACCGACGTCGAACGCAAGGACGCCACCTTCAGCGAGCTGAACCTGGCCTACTACGACAGCAACACCGCGCTGTCGGCCGGGACCCAGACCCAGCGCACCACGACCACCAGCGCCCCGAACGACGACGGCGCGGTCATGTTCTCCCTGGCGATCAAGCCCGCCACCGGGGCGGCTGCGGCCACCGCGTTCCCGTCCACAGCGGCAGCCACCGGTACCGCGTCCGGTGCTTCGTCCGCCACCGTGGCCGGAGGCTGGTCCACGGTCTGCGGCACCGGGTCCGCGCCGTTCTACACCTGGGCGGTGGACTGGGCGCAGTCCGGCATGACTGCGGCCGGGAAGATCCTGAGCACCAACGGCTACCTGGACAGCGGGGACCTCACCGGATGGGCCGCGTCCAACTCCGTGGTGTCCTACGCCTACGTCCCGGTCGGCCAGCGGCTGCTGCGCACCTTCACCGTGGTCCCTAACGGGTCCTCCGCCTCCGGCGGGGTCAACGACAGCGCGCCCGCGCCCGGGGTCACCGCCGGGAACTCCTATATCGCGGACTGCTGGGTCTACTCCGCACAGGGCTGGTCCGACGTGCGCGCCTGTGTCGACTGGTACACCGCCGGAGGCGTCTTCGTCAGCTCCGGACTCGGGTCGGCCACCGTGCTGTCCGCCGGAGTGTGGACGCACCTGCGGCAGACCCTGGTGGCTCCGGCGACAGCCTCGCAGAGCCTGGTGCGCTTCCGCTGGGGCAGCACTCCGCCGTCGTCCACGGTCTTCTCCGTGTGGGGCGTCCTGCTGATGGACCCCACCCTGACGGAGACCCGGATGACCCCGGACGCCACCGCCGTGGTCCAGGGGGACATCCTGGACGGGGGCGCCGCCGGATCGGTCACCGCCACGTGGGGCCGGGACCAGTTCCGGCCGCTGTCCCCGGCCGCGCTGGGCACCGGCGCCACCGCGCTGACCAACAAGGACCGGGTGTACTCGCCGGACTGGCCCACGTCCCCGCTGGCGGGCGACCAGGACGCGGCCCGCCCGGTGCAGGGGCAGGTCGTCTTCAACGGCACCGTCTACCCGCTGTTCTTCGGCTACCTGGACGACTACACCGTGACGGTGTCCCGCAGCAACCGCTCGGTGGCGCTGTCCTTCCAGGACGGCCTGTCGCGGGCCCAGAACACGGCGGTGTCCACTGCGCTCTACCAGGGCATCCGGACCGGGGACGCGGTCAACGTGATCCTGGACGCCATCCACTGGCCGGGGCCGCGCGACATCGACCCCGGCGGCACGGTGATGCCGTACTGGTGGCTGGAGAACACCCTGGTCCCCACAGCGCTGGACGACCTGGTCCGGTCCGAGGGGACGCCCGCCATCGCCTACCCGGCGCCGGACGGGACGTTCGTCTTCCGCGACCGGCACCACCGGCTGCTGCGCCCGCAGTCGCTGGTCGTCCAGGAATCCTACGCAGCCGGGGAGCTGGGCGTCTGCGGTACGACCCCACCGGCAGGACTGTCCTTCTCGGAGCCGTTCACCTACGCCCACGGCTGGAAGGACATCGTCAACAGCGTGTCCTTCAGCGTCGGCGAGCGGGCTCCCAGTGCGGACGTCTCCGCTGTCTGGACGTCGAACACGCCGGTGTCGGTGCAGGCCGGGCAGACCGTCCTGGTCCAGGTGTCGGCTTCGGACCCGTTCATCGACCCGCTGGTCCCGGTGGCCGGGACCGACTTCACCGTTACGGCGGGCGGCACGGTCAACGCCGGTCTGACCAGCGTCAACGCGCAGTCCGCGACGATCACTCTCCAGGCGGTGGGCAGCGACGCCACCGTGTCCGGGCTCCAGCTGCGTGCCACCGCCGTCCCGGTGGCCAGCACGGTGACCATCAGCGCACAGGACACCGCGTCGATCTCCCAGCACGGGCAGCAGAACTACCCGAACACCGTGCCGTGGGCGGGCTACGCCGACGCGCAGGCCGTGGCGCAGCTGATCATCAACAGGTACGCGCAGCGGCGCCCCACGGTCCAGCTCACGGTGGAGTCCTCGGACCCGCAGCATTTCGCCGCTGTGGTCGGCACCGAGATCTCCGACCTGGTCAACATCGAGCATGACGAGATGGGTCTGGACAGCCCGTTCTATGTCGAGCACATCGCCCACGCGGTGAGCCGGATGAACCCCCCGGGGCAGCCCCCGGTGCACCTGGTGACCCTGGGCTGTGAGGAGCAGGGCGGCGCGACCGGGAACCCCTTCACCTTCGACCAGCGCGGTGCCGGGTTCGACGACGGCGAGTTCGGCAGCGGTGCCGACACACCGGATACAGTCTTCATATTCGATGATCCGGTCCAGGGCCGGTTCGATTACGGATTGCTGGGGACGTGAGCATGAGCAGCCAGGCGCGAGCGTACGTCTACGGCGGTGACTGGGTCGCCGACTGCCCTTATCCCTTCTGCTACAGCACGGACTTCCTGTTCGCCCTGCGGCACCCGGGACGCCCGCACGGGCCGAACAACCCGCGCGAGGCACGCAAAACCGTCTTCCTGTGCTCGAACTGCCAGCAGCTGGCGGAGATCGACTGGCCTCCGGACTCGGTGATGGGCGGGATCATGTCGGTCCTGGCGCTGCGGCCGGTGCCCGGGACGCGCAACTGGTACCCGAAGGACCACGACGTGGCCGTCCGCTTCCATGTCGAGCACGGGCAGACTGTGGAAGAGTTGCGCGAGGAGAACGAAGCCCACGGAGTAGCGGTCTGATGGAGCTGATCAACCACGGGCTGCTCCAGTACGGAGCTGTCGGCATCCTGGCCATCGTGGGCGGCCTGGTCTCGAAGATGCTGTTCGAGAGGTGGAGCAAGGCGCAGGCGGCGGAGGTGGAGCGGATGGTCCAGGCGCTGGACCGGGAGACCAAGCGGGCTGACCGGCTGGAAACAGAACTGGGACGACTCAACGAGGCGGTACGTGGTGGCTACGTGGACGCGATCACCCGGGCTACGCAGGCGACCACTGAGGCGGCCAATGCCGTTGCTCTCGCCCTGGCCACGGTCCGCCGGAGCTGATCACATGTCGAACCGGCCCAGCCCGGTGGATCGCATGGTTGCGGAGTCCGAGCGGCTCCGGCGGGAACTGGCGCGGCTGCGCGATGAGCTGCTGCGCACGGCCGACTCGCTGACCACCGAGGCGGCCCGGCTGCGGGTGGAAGCGGAAGCAGTCCGTGAAGCGCAGGGTGCCGGTGAAGAGGAGGGTGAGGACGGTGACGGAACCGGTCGGGGGGCCTGAACCGGAGACGGCTGAGCAGCGCAGTATCCGACTGGCGGCTGCGGCGACAGCTCTGGTTGCCGAACTGGAGGAGTTCAGCGACGACGCGGGAGTCCAGTTCGTCACTCTGGCCAAGCGGGCACAGCAGAACCGGGTGCTGATCTGGATCGGTCTGGTCTTGGTCGCTCTGGGCATTGGTTTGTCGGTGGTGGTAGGGCTGACCGTGCTCCAGGTCCAGGACAACAGCCGGACGAACAGCGAACTCACACACCGGCTGGACGTCAGTCAGACCGTCACCCGGAAGAACACGCTGTGCCCGCTGTACATCCTGCTGCGGGCCGGAGACACCAAGGCCGCGCGCGACGCCTCCAAGGACAAGGCTGCGTTCGACAAGTCGTACATGGTGATCAACCAGGGGTACGCGGCCCTGAACTGCCAGGAGTTCACACCCTCACCGGTTCCCTCTCCCACCGCCGCGCCGTAGCTCCGGCAGGGGGTGCGCCGTCCGGGTGGCACGATGGGCGGCAACGGACTCCCGGAGGAGCGGACCCATGTCCCAGCTGGCGGCATCACTCGAACAGACCATCGCGGCGGCCCGTGCAGCGGCCAAGGAGCACGTGGACGCGGCCACGGCGGGACTGGTGGCGCGGATCGAGGAACTGGAAGCCAAAGTGGACCAGCTGCTGGTCCCGGACAAGGCACCGGCGGCCCGGTCCGCACGCGCCAAGAGCGCCCCCACCCCCTGACTGACCCGGCGCAGCCAGAGAGGGCGTGGTCCGTGTGACCTGGAGCCCGCCGTTCACAGCGGTGGCGGGGAGCGTGTTCACCGCTGCCCAATTCAATCAGTACGTGAGGGACAACCTCAACGAGACCGGACCGGCGATCGTAACGGCGGCCGGGCAGTACCTGGTCTCCGACGCGGCGAACTCGCTCGCGGCCCGCTCCCCGTCCCGTGCTTCGGTCAACACCAGCCAGACCACGACCGCCACGTCCTACGGGGACCTGGCCACCGTCGGCCCGGTCGTGACCGTGGTCACCGGCACGTCCGCCCTGGTGACCATCGGGTCCGCGCTCCAGAACTCGGGTACCGCCAACTCCCTGATGGGGTGGGCCGTCTCCGGGGCGTCCACCATCGCGGTCACGGACGACGTCGGCGGGGCGTACGGCACCACCGGCGCCACGGTCACCGGGACCTTCCTCCAGACCGGGCTCACCCCGGGTTCGAACGTCTTCACTGCCAAGTACCAGGTCTCCGCCGGTACCGGGACCTTCACCTTCCGGAACATCACGGTGCTTCCGTTTTGACCACCGTCAAGCAGTACGTGCAAGCGATCCGGCCGGTGGCCCGGAAAGTCGGCCAGGCCATGGGAGCGGACGTCGGGATCCAGTCGGAGGAGCAGCGCATCACGCTCAACCTGATTATGGGCATGGTGTGCGTCCTGATCAAACTCCTGGTGGACGCCGGACTGATCACCGACGCACAGGTGACCGTGGCGTTCCAGACGTTCCTCAGCACGCCGAACGACTATCCGGACGTGCCGCCGCAACCGCCGTACGGCAACTGACCGAGAGGGTTCCATGCGCATCACGGTCTACCCGGCGGACACCGCCGGTTGCGGCAGCTACCGGTTGCGGTGGCCCGCGCAGGCGCTCATCGCGCAGGAGAGCGGCCACACGATCCGGGTCCTGGACCCCGAGCAGCGCGACATCGAGCTGAAGATCAAGGACAACGCGGTGGAGCGCCTGGTCCTGCCGAAGGAACCGCCGGACCTGGTGGTCATGCAGCGGCTCACCCACCCGTGGATGGCTGCTGCCGTCCCGTTTCTGCGCGCTGCGGGGATCGCCGTGGTGGTCGACGTCGACGACGACCTGTCCGCGATCCACCCCCGTAATCCTGCGTACATGAGCATGCACCCGCGACCGGCCCGGCTCGCGCAGCAGTACCGGGGGGAGATCCGGCACTCCTGGCAGAACCTGGTGTCCGCCTGTCAGGACGCGACCCTGGTCACCTGCTCGACTCCCGGACTGATGCCGGTCTACGCCCCGCACGGGCGCGGCGCCGTGGTGCGCAACTGCGTACCGGAGCGGTACCTGAAGGTGGAGCACCAAGACAGCGACGTGATCGGCTGGCCCGCCGCGCTGGTCTCCCACCCCGACGATCCCGGCGTGGTCGGCGGAGCGGTCGCCCGCATCGTCGGCGAAGGCGCGCAGTTCTGTACTGTCGGCCCGGCCACGGGGACCGGCGCGGCGTTCGGCCTGCTGCGCGACCCGGCCGGAGCGGAGATCGAGGACCTGTACGCGTGGCCGGACGCGGTGGCCGAGCTGGGCATCGGCATCGCCCCGCTGGCCGACACCCGGTTCAACCGGTCCAAGTCGGCGCTGAAGCCGCTGGAGCTGTCTGCTGTCGGCGTGCCGTGGGTCGGCTCGCCCCGGCCGGAGTACGCACGGCTGAACGCGCAGGGCTGCGGTGTGCTCGCCGACACGCCCCGGCGCTGGTACAAGGAGCTGAAGAAGCTCCACAACGACGAAAAAGCCCGCACCGACCTCTCTGCCGGTGGCAGGGAAGCGGTGCGGGCGATGACGATCGAGGGAAACGCGTGGCGCTGGCTGGAGCTGTGGGAACTGGCCGTGAAGATGCAGCGCGGTCAGGCGCCGGGATAGCCGATATCCCTGGCAAGCTTCATGTAGTAGTCCACGAGGCTGACCGGTTCACCGGCCCGCACGGGCACGGGGTCGTCCCCGAAATAGATGGTCTGGTGGTCCTTGCGGGCGTTCGCGGTGACCGGCGGCTGCGGTCGGAAGAACGCGACGACCAGGTCCGTCCATTCGCCGTGCACCAGTTCGCCCTGGCCCGGGACGGTGTCCCACGCCGTGGTGGCCGTCCACTCGTCACCGGTCCAGGTGTAGGTGATGACCAGGTCCCCGGCCCAGTCGTTCTGACTGTCCTCCAGGTGGACCCGGGTCATAACCGGTCCGGCCGTTGTCTCCAGATGTGTCGAACGGATCATTCTGCTCTCCTTGGTCAGTCGGCCGTCTCCTGGAGCATCCCCCGGAGCATTTCGAAGTCGAACAGGGGCTTCATCCCGAACGCCGCGCGCACCCGGTCCTCCCAGTCCTGGGCGGTGAGATCCAGCACCGACAGCCCGTCACCGAACCGGTGGCCGGTCCAGCAGTCGGGGCGCATCTCCCGCAGGCCGGTGTCGCTGTTCCGAAGTTCGATCATGCACAGCGCCCACTGCTCGGACGCGGGCAGTTCATCGAACCAGTCATCGTCCTCCTCCGTACGACCGAGCATCTTCCGGTTCGGGAAGCTCTCCGTCACGGAGTAGGACATCACTACGGGTTCGTCGTCCCGGGCCCGCAGGAGTGTGATGACGTCCTCCCAGCCCAGCGGAGCCTGCTTCAACGGAGCCCCGGGCCGGGGCTGGTAGCGCAGCGTCTTCCGGAAGATCCTCAGATCAAGACCTTCCTGCACGATGTCGGCGAGCCAGGCCCGGTTCGGACCGTCGACCCAGCCGTGGATCTCGTTCTGCCCCGCGATCCGGGCCGCCAGTCGGACTACGTCGTTCCCCATCACCAGTGCGGTGTTGAGCGCGAGCGTCAGCGGGTGCAGTTCGCGGCCCTGGTAGCGCATGAGTGCTCCGGCTCCGCCGGAGTCGGTCCGGAACGCGGTGCCGAAGTCGCGAGTCCAGTTCCGCGTGTTGGGGTTCTGGTAGGCGCCGTGCTTCAGGTAGTGCTCCGGCGGTACCAGGACGTACAGGTGGTCGGTGCCCGGGGACGTCCCGTCCAGGTTGAGCATGCCCACCGCGAGGTCGTAGACGAAGCCCCTCAGGTGGGCTCCCTCGGCTCCGAGCAGTTCGGCGTCCCCGGAGGGGGAGTTGAAGTAGATGCGGGACACAGGAGTCCTTTCCTCAGTCGGTCGGTACGGTCAGTGCGGGGAGCGACAGCGTGATCTCGTCCACCCGGTGCTCCATGGCGGTGATCTGCGCATTGATGTAGAGCGCGTACTTCGGGTCCATCCCGGCCAGCTCGGACCGCTTCTCCTCCAGCCGGGACCGGAGGCGCTCGCAGTGCTCACTCATGTCCTGCGGGGACATCGCCATCTCAGACCGCCTCCGGCAGGTGGACCGTATCCACTGCTCGGCTGCGGCCCTTGACGGCGATCCGTTTCGGTCCGACAGCCACGCTCCGTGGTAGCAGGGCCGATTCCGGGATCCGGTCGGTGAGCCACGAGTGCCCGCAGGACAGGCAGACCTGGTGCAGGTTCTCGATGCCGTCGGTCCCGGGCGCGTCCAGGACGGTGTCCACGGACCGGCACACCGGGCACTTGGCCCGGGACCGGCGCCGTCGGATGGCCGACCTGTTCGCCGTCGTGGTCCCGGCCCAGTTTCCCTCCAGCCGGTGCTCGATCGCGTAGGACAGGCACTCCGGCCGCACGGTGCAGTGGCTGCACAGGCGGATGATCATTTCGTCGACCCGGGCGTCCTCGTTCGCCGGGAAGATCAGATCGTCTAGCTCCTCCGGTCCGAGTTCCTTGACCAGCCCTCGGCAGAACGCGTCCTTGCTCCACTCCGGAGCCCGTGGCAGCGGCTCCCGGTTCACTGCGTATCCGCTCATTCCTCTGTCCCTGTCCCCAGCGGTGTTTTCTCCAGAATGGGGCCGGACCGGATCCGTGGACCCGGTCCGGTCGTACCAATACGGCTACCGCAGCACGACGGCGCGCGGCGTACGCCTGCGCACCCGGTCCGGCTGCGGCCGGTCGTCCTCGATCGTCAGCGCGATGATCTCGCGCAGGGTCTTGGACCTCTGCTCCCGGGGTGCCCGCTCCCTGCGCAGCTGCGCACGGAGACCGCTGATCCGGGCCGCGTTCCTGGTAGCCATCGTTCTCTCCTTGGTCGTGTACGGGATCCTTGCGCGCCCGCCGCTCCCTCACGGGGTACGCCGGTCCGGTACGGACCACGGCGGCGGGCTCTCCTCACTCAGTTCCAGCGGGCCCCACGGTGCATGTCCGCCACCGACGCCTTGACGTCGGCCAGCAGGCTGAACCCGGCCGGGCAGGGGGCGGCCCCGTACCCGATGTGCGCGCACTGCGCGCAGCCGTCCCGGTGGTCCTCCCACCGGCCCAGGTCCCAGCTGTACGGCAGGACCCGGGTGACCGGGTCCCCGACCACGGGCACCGTGACGAAGTCGTCCACCGGGTCACCTCCGCTTCTCGGTGAGGGACGTTCCGCCCTCCACCGGCCGCAGCGCTCCGGGGCAGCGTCGGGCCCCGTCCCGGGACTGCCAGACATGGCCGTCGTGGTCGTACGGCTCCAGGCAGTCGTCCACCGGTTCCCCGTGCACGCTGTACCTGCGGATGAGCCGGTTGTCCTCCCGGACATAGTCCATCAGCAGCCAGACGGACCGGGTCCCGGATCCGATGATGATCCGCTTCGGTCCTTCCCGGGTGTATTCGACAGCCAGGAAGTTCTCACCCCCGGCCGCCAGATCGTTCAGGGCGTCGGCGATCCGCAGGCCCAGAAGGGCGCGCTGCTCACTGCTGATCACGGTGCGGTCCTTCCGTAGTCGTCGAACAGCTCCAGGGCCACCGGGACGATCCGGCGCGCCTGCTGCTCCATCAGCTCCGCCACCATCTCGATCTCCTTCAGGGGGAAGGTGGGGACCGTGGTGGCGCCGGTCACCCGCCGCAGCGACAGGAAGTTCATCAGGCTGCGCAGGTTGATCGTCAGGATCCAGGACGTGTAGATGTTGACCGGCAGCACCATCCGGGCCACTTCGCGGGCGATCCCGGCGTCCAGCATCTCCCGGTAGCGCTGGTAGGACTCGGTGCTGTTCTCCATGATCAGGTTCCGCGCCCGGTGGTACTGCTGGTCCCGGCCGGGGCCGAACACGTAGGCACCCGGCTTGCCGGTCTGCACCATCGGCCGGTCGCCCCGGGGCAGGTAGAACACCGGCTCCAGCTCCCGGTACCGGGCCGACGTCTCGTTGATCGAAGCGATCCGGTGCCGATGCGCCTCACGGGCCACGAACACCGGGGCGTCGATGAAGAACCGGAAGACCACCGACTCCCAGGGGGTGCCGTGCCGGTCCCGCATCAGCATGTTCAGCAGACCCCGGTCGGACTTCGTCAGTCCTCCGCCCTTGCGGTCCGCCCGGCTGCCGAGGTACGGCGCCACCCGGGCGGTGTCGCAGACAACGGTGTCGTCGCCCATGCTGTCGAGCAGCTTCACCGACATGTCACTGCGGAACCGGGTGTCCTGCTGCGGGGCGGTCACCACGGATTCCCCGGGCAGTAGCGCGTCTCCTGGGCGGAGACGCCCTGAGCCCAGTAGTGGCTGCCGTGGTCACCGAGCAAATGGCAGACGCGGACCGGGACCGGCTCCACCAGCAGCGGAGCCGCTGCGGCCGGGTTGAGGGCCGCTTCACGGCGAATCGCGTCCACGGCCCGGTCCACTCCTGTCTGGACGGTGTCCAGGGCCGCGTCCACGCCCGCGCGGAACCAGCGCAGGCCGTCCGCGTGCGCCGGGTCGTCCACCGGCTGGAGGGAGGACGGGACGGCGACGCCCTTGTAGCGGCCGGAGCGCAGTTTCCGCTCTGTCTCGGTCAGCTTCACGTCTGTGCCTCCGCCCATGTCACGATTGCCGCGTACTGGTCGGCGATCTGCTGTGCGTGCTCGACCTGACGGTCCAGCGTCTCCTTGTCGAGCAGGGAGAACGGGCCGTCCCTGTCGGATTCGTACTGCGCCAGCGCCAGGTCCGCCTGTGCGAGGGAGTAGCGCAGCTCCGCCAGGACCACACCGTCGATCTTCATCGACGCCCCTCCTTCCAGCAGTCGGAGCAGATGTCCCTGCCGTTCTTCGTCCGGTGCCAGCCCGCCCGACGCGCCTGACGTCGTGCCTCGGCTTTGGTTCCGGCATCCGGGATCGACCCGGAGTCAAACGGACCCTCGTCATGCTCGGGTACGTCGCAGAACAGGAACGCTCGTAGATAGACCGTCACCGCTGCCCCTCCTTCCAGCAGTCGGGGCAGATGTCCCGGCCGTTCTTCGTCCGATGCCAGCCCTGCCGCCGGAGTCCCTTGCGAGCAGACGTGGCCGTCGGCCGGGGACCGAGAGGGGAGTCCCAGGCATCGCACCGCGCTCCAGTGTCCTGGTCGACTCCGTCACATTCGATATACGCTCTCGCGGTCACGAGTTCACCTCCGTCATGCAGTGCCGCTCCCAGGCGCGGGAGACGTCGTCCAGCGTGGCCTCGGATGTGCTGCCGGAAGCCGAGGACAGCAGCGCCTTGCCGCACTGGCAGTGCGGTGCGATCTCCGGCGGCAGCGTCGGCGGGCAGTGCGCGAGCCACTGCGCGAGCACGGGTAGCCACGGCTTGTCGGGCCGTAGCGGGATCGGAGTGAAGTCGCGCCCGCACTGGCACCGGAAGTAGAACTCCACGTCCCCGTACTCGATCACCAGGGCGTGGCCGGAGGCGTGCTCCAGGACCAGCGCGTGGCCTCCGGCCACCGTCTCGCGGAAGTCGGGGTCCGGCGGATCGGCAGCCAGGGGCTGGTAGAATGCGCGCTCAGGCACGGGGAGTCTCTTCCGGCGCAGTCTCCCGGTACAGCCGGAGGATCATCCGGATCTCGCTGGTGGTCAGGTAGGCCGTGACTCCGCTATCGGTCCAACCCGACTCCTCCCGGTCGCATTTCTCCAGCAGCCGTGCGACGCGGACCGGCAGCGGACCGGCAGCCTCACCCGGGTCGGCGTTGTGCGCCTGTGCCAGGCTGATCAGGACGGCGTACTCCTCCGCTCGGCTGTCGGCCTTGGCGGACCGTCGCGCATGCTCTTCCTGACCGAGAGGGCCGATTGACGCACGCTCCTTCTCCCGGTAGGCAGCTGCGTACCGGACATACGTGGCATGCTCCATGCGCAGGTCCGCCAGGACCAGCTCACTGATTTTCATCGTTCTCCTCTGTCATGCCTTTCAGGGTGCTGACCTTGGCGAACAACTGCTTGGCCGCGTCGGATTCCAGCAGGGTGGCTGCCTCCTCCTTCGCCATCGACGTACGCCCGACCAGATCGGCGGGTACGCGGAAAGAAGAACCGTCGTCCCGGACAACGCCCCTACGGATCATCTCCGCAGTGAACCGGCCCTGGTCCGGATTGCCGTCCCGGAAGCTGAGCGACTCCGCCACCCGGGCGTCATGCTCGCGCTGGTCGGCGCGGACAGCTTCCTCGAACTCGGTCACCCCGTCCTGGAGCGAGTGCGCCGGGATCTCTGCGTCGATCCCTGACCGCAGAGCGGCCAGAGCCGTCTCGTAGGTGTCGTACGTGCTCACTTCGACTCCTCCCGGAGGACTTCGCTGATCTCCTGCACCAGCTTCGCCGCCCGGCGCTTGCGCGTCAGGAAGTTAACAGCGGCGCCCCAGACGACCGACCACATGCCTCCGACAGCGGCTCCGGCGATGAACTCCCAGGACATGCTCATCCCTCCGTCCTCTCGATCTGTGCGCTTCCGAGGTTCCAGCAGGGCGAGGTACCGAGGGTTACGGCGGTCACGCGCCAGCTGGTGAACTCCAGGCCAGGACTGCCGTTACCCGTATTGCCGTAGTGGATCAGGGCGGAGTCGGGGATGTCGTCCACGTCCAGTTCCATCCACACGGCACCCTGCGCAAGCGCGTCGGCGATGTCCGGGTCCGTGAGCGTGCCGGACGCGGTCAGGATTCCGTCCCGGATCTCCAGAGCGTCTATCGTGCCCCCGTAGCTGGCCAGTTCGTCGTAGCCGCCCCGGACCGGCAGCGGGAAGGCGTGGTGCCGTACGGTGCCGTCGGCAGGCGCGCGCAGCATGCGGCCGTCGTGCGTCCAGGTGTCGAGCAGGGCGATCGGGGCTGTGAAACGGATCGTCTTCACCGCACACCGCCCCTCAGCCGAGCGAGCAGGATCCGCGCCGTCTCGCCGGTGAACGCGTCGTCTAGTTCGTCCGCCGTGAGCGCCAGCACGGCACCCATGGGAGGGATGTCGGCCCGCGTCCAGCCGTCGGGCGCGGTCGGGTCCAGTACCGCCCAGCGGCCGGACACCTGTTCCGGCGTGCTCTCGGTCTTGTCCGTCATCTCTCCTCATTCCTTGTCGGGTCTGAAAGGTTCTGCTCGCGCCAGTGCGCGATTCCGGACGCGTTCGCCCGGCGGCACTTGGGGCACGGAGGTTCACCGTTGCGCAGGTGCCTCCGGTAGGCGGTGCGGTCACCGCAGTCCTCGTACCAGCCGATCAGTCCGTGCAGCACGGCCAGGTGGACCGCGTGCACGGTGCTCCTGGCGTCCAGCTTCCGGATGGCCCGGTGCACGGCCATCCGGGTTCCCGCCTCGGTGGTTCCGAGCCGCTTGGCGGCCTGGTGGTTGGTGTCCCCGAGCGCCATGCGCTGGAGCGCGTCCGTCTCCCGCCGTGTCAGCGGTTTCACCGGACCGGGCCGGTCATCGTGTACGCGTCCGGGTGGAGTGGGCACCCGACGTGCCGGTCGGCGTGCATGTGCCGACGGCCGTCCGCCGCGCAGTGCGGAGAAGCGGGGCAGGTCGGCGAGCAGCGGCAGACCGCTCCGGCCGGGGGCTCGCGCCAGCCGGTCCATCCATGGTCGTCCTTGTCGGCGGTCCAGGCGGCCAGCGCGGCGGTGTCCGCTGCGCTCAGCGTCCCGATACCTCTGCCGCCTGACGCCGACTTCCAGCCGACCGAGACCGAGACGGTACCGGGGAACGGCGACCGCAGCCGGGCATAGTGCAGAGGGGTCTTGAACACCAGCTCCCGCAGGTGGTCAGTGCCCAGCCAGGTGCGCAGCTCGGTGAACTGCTCCCGCTCCAGCAGGAACGACGCCCCGCCCCCGATGGTCCGGTGGAACACACGCAGATCCGTGGTGCGGTCCAGCGGCTTCCGGTACCGGGGTCCGAGTTCGACCACCGTGCGACCGTCGGCACAGCGTGCCTGGAATCCATCGATCTTCATCGTTCTCTCCTCGATCAAGTGGTGCTCGTGAGCCCCGAGCAGGTCTCGAACCTGCTGCCTGCTGATTACGAATCAGCTGCTCTACCGGATGAGCTACCGGGGCGGGAGGAGCTTTCTTCCAGAAGGACCGTCGCCGGGTATCTGGCCCGGCGGGGTACTCCCCGCCTTCTTCGCTCCCGCTCCGGGGCTCGAACCCGGCCAGCCGACGCCATGGACGCCTGCTGTCCTCCGGCAGTGGTGCGGGAAGGTGCCCGGCCGGAGCCGGGCCGTACGGGTCAGACCTGGTCCTCCACCATGTGCTTCAGGTGCGCCTGGTCGGCGTCCCAGGCAGCGGCGTACTGGAGCGCCTCGCCCTCGCGGCACACGGCCACCGGGACGACGTCCCCGGTGCTCTCGTCCAGCTTGGCGGTACACCCGGTGTGCTCCACCAGGTGGCTCTCGAACTCGCGCTGGGTGCTCGGGTCTCCGAACATAGTGTCCTTCTCTCCTTTGTCGGGTGGTGCGTGCAGTGGCGGGCGGCGATTCGAACGCCGCACCCCTCGCCGGTCGCTCCTCTCCGGAGCTACTGGGTTCGGCTCTGCTCATGATCCGCCAGTACAGATGCCTCTGTACTTCCAGCTGCCGGTGCGCACCGGCCGCGCTCCTCGCCGTGGATTCGAACCACGATCAGCCACTCCAGGGGCGGCTGTCCTGCCGGTTGGACGAACGGGGAAGGTGTCCGGCCGGAGCCGGACCGTTCTTCGATCTCTTTCGCTCTTTTCCATCTTACTGCGCACTTACGGTGGACGCAACGCGGGTCGAACGCGCATCCCGCCTCTTTTAAGGAGGCTGCTCTTCCGTTGAGCTATGCGCCCCCGGGGTCAGTCCTCCGGGACCTGTACAGGGGTGGCGAAGACACGGGTGTACGTGTTGATCGTGGGGTACTCCTCACTGCGGCCGTACACCTCCCAGCGCCGGGCCCTGGTCGCTTCTGCGACGGTACGCGCGAAGCCGGGGCCGATGCACACGGGTTCCCCGCCGTCGTCCGGCAGCACGCAGCGGCCGTTCTTCGTGAACGGTGCTCCGTCGACGTGGACGGAGACGACCACGCCACGACGGGCGGTGCCGCTGTCCGTCCAGCCGACCCACGATCCGGCCTCGAACGGCGCGGTGGCCGGACGCGGAACCGACCGCTTCTTGCGGGACCGCCTGACGTCGCGCACGACCGCTTCCGTCTCACCGGGGAAACTGGCCCGCAGCCGGGCGTACGCGCCGTCCTGGGGACGCGCCTTCGGTCCGGTAAGGGCCAATTCGGCGTCCAGGTACCGGAGGCGTGCCTCACGCTCCTCCGCCTTCAGCACAGAGCGGGCTTCCAGGTCGACTCCGGGGCCGTAACCGGGATCCCGGGCCATTGCGGCGTAGTACTCCTCCTTGGCGTCGTCGCGGACCTTCTCCAGCCCGGCCAGGACGCCCGTGTAGCCGTCGCGCACGGCGGCGGTGACCGTCTTCGTGTGCGCGGCCTGCGTGCCTGATGTGGTGACTACGGTCTCCGCTCCAGCGAAGTGCAGCCTGGTGGTGTGCTCGGTCATGTCGTCCTCCGTGCGGTGTGGTTGTACCAGGACACCGAGCGCGAGCAGGACCCGCAGCGGATCCACCGGCGCTTCGTCTGGGTGTTCTCGAACGAGACCGGCTGCGCGGGGTGCACCTCACGGGACCGCTGGAGGCAGTCCTGGCAGTCGTTGGCCTGCTCGTTGGGGCCCCGCAGCAGGAACGGCACGCCGTGCCCGCAGACGGCCGCCTGGGGGATGTCCCCGAACAGTCCGGGGAACTGCGCCCGGCCCGGGAACGCGGCACGGGCCGCCATCACGACGCCCTTGTAGCGGAACCCGTCCAGGCCGTCGGCCAGGGCGCGGACGCGTTCCAGCGCGTCCAGCTCCCACTCCAGTTCCAGCCGTTCGAGCAGGACGCGCAGGGAGTCCTGCGTCTTCGGGTGCATGCCGTCCGCGAAGGACAGCAGGTCGTCACGTGCGGACATGGCTTTCATCTCCTCTCTCGGGGTGGGGCGCTCCGCACCCGTTGCAGGTGCAGCGCCCGGTGTCCTTGTCGCGGCACTTCGGGCAGCGGCAGTAGCAGAGCAGGAACCCGCGAGCGGGCCCGCAGTAGCTGGCGTGCTCCGGGGACAGCGGCGGGTGCTTGCGTGCGCCCTGCTCCACCAGGTCGACCAGCAGAGACGCCCGCCGCGCGGCGGTCCCCGGGTCCAGGCCTGCGTCCAGGTACGCCCGCACCAGGTGGTCCACCACTGTGCGCCGCGCCGCTCGGCTGTCCTCCATGGCCTTCCTCCATCTGAGCATCCGCTGGTAGTCGTTCAGGGCGCGTCGGCAGCGTCGGCAGGGCGGGGTCCGCTCGCGCCGGTGGATCATCCATCCGGCGTAGCTGCCGCACTTCCCGCTGGTGCAGGCGGCTCGTGCCCGCAGGCAGTCCCCGCAGGGACGCTCGTTGCGGCGCCGGTGCCGCAGCCACCCGTCGTTGCTGCCGCAGTCCTTCAGGCCGATCCCCAGCATGCGGCGCTGGTCCTCCGTCCAGACGACTCCGTGCCCGTTCATTCGGCCTTCTCTCCTCGATCTGTTCAGGCGTACAGGACCGGGGTAGGCGTCCGGCAGTCAGCGCATCGGAGGTGCCCCGTGCTGGAGACCGTCCTGATCATCGTGCTCATCGTCGCCATCGTCCTGTTCGTCCTGCGACGGTTGTAGCCGGTCGTCCCTGCGCACTCGCAGCCGGTCATGATCCGGCATCTCCGCCTTGAAAGGGCGGCGGGCATCCGATTACCCCATGCGAGCGGGTGCCCGGCCGGAGCCGGGCGGGTGGTGCTACTTCTTGTGTGCGGAGAAGCTGAACGACGGTGCTCCGACCAGCTGGACCGACTTCGTGGCCGCGTCCCACTTGGCCGGGCCGAACACGGTCTGCACCGGACCCTCCCAGTAGTCGGCGTAGGGCTTGCCGTCGGCACCGACGCAGATCACGTAGGTCCCGGCGGAGTCGCCGGAGTAGACGCCGGTCGGGTCCATCTGCCCGACCGTGATGTTGCCGCCGTTCGACTCGCTGTGCCCGACCACCTGTTGCGGGTTGGTCAGCTGGTCGGTGGACGGGATCGGCGCACCGATCGACGGGCAGACCTGGATCGGCGCGTACCCGGCGGACCCGGAAGCGCCCATCGGGAAGAAGAACGTGGTGGTCTCGACACCCTGTGCCTGCGCGTTCTCCAGCTCGATCAGGTTCTGCCGGAGCTGGCTGTACGTGTAGCCCGGGATGCCCTGGTTGTTGATCAGAGTCCCGGAGTCGGTGGCCTGCTTGGACGACTCGACGTTGTTGGCGCTCGGCTTGCTGCTGCCGAAGCAGGCGGTCAACCCGAATGTGGCCAGCACGGCGACCGAGACGGCCACGGCGATACGCGACCCGGCGATGTTCCTCATGCGGCGGTTCCCCTTCACTTGGCGGACCCTGCGGAGCAGTGGTCAGCGACGTACGCGGCCTGGTCGGTCGGCAGCGGATCGCCGGTGACCTGGTCCGCGTCCTGGCAGACGATGTTGACGAGTGCCTTCTGCTGCGCCTTCAGCGCTGCCGTCTCCGCTGCGTCCCCGGAGACCTCGGTGATCTGCGTCCCGATGGCCTGCGCGTCAGCGATCTTGTTCGTGATCTGCTCGCGCAGGGTCTGCTGGTTGCTGTAGCCGTTGCGGACCAGGTGCGCGTCCCGGGCGGCGTTCTGACCGGCGAACCACCATCCGGCCTGCCAGCCCCCCAGGACGATCCCGGTGACGATGGCAGCGGCCAGCAGGACGCCGAGGACACCTCTGGTCATTGCTGTGAACACATGCTCTCCTCTCACTCGGTGTGTGCGTGCGCCCGGCAGGGGTCGAACCTGCGCGCTCCGGGGCTTCACTCCGGTGCTCTGCCAGCTGAGCTACGGACGCGGGCGCCCCGGCGGTCCGGGGCCGTTCTCAGAACTCCGGCAGCGGCTGCACCGGCGGCAGCCAGGCGACCTCCACTCCGTCGGACTTGCGGACCCAGCGTTTGCCGGGGCCCTGCGACCGGTACGGGTCAACGCTGTCGGCCAGGTGCGCCCGTGCGGGGTTGGCCACCAGGTCGGACCTGGGGCTCACCCGCAGCTCCTGCGCCACGGCGTGCCGGGTCAGTTCGTCGGCCCGCTTCAGCCGGACGGACAGTTCGGTGGCCACGGTGCAGGCGGTGGACGTCGCGTTGTTGACGTACGGCATCACCATCCGCGCGTCCTCCGCTCCCTTCTCCAACCACTGGCAGGCCTGGTTGACCGCCCGGCGCAGCTCGGTCGGTGTGGCCGCCTTGACGAAGGCTCTCAACCGATCCTCGAACGCGTCGATATCGCCGATCCGTACGCTAGGTGCGTTCATCGTGCTCTCCTCTCACTTCGGGTTCTGCCGGGCCACGCGCTGCATGAAGTCGATCGCGTTGACCAGGCTGACGCGCTGCTCCGGGGTGTCGGTCCCGGTGATGTGCGTCACGTGCGGCACCCTGGCCATGTCGGTGTGGACCCGCCAGAACGGCCCTGCGCTCCCGTCGCGGAAGACGTCCGGGTAGTCGTAGACCAAGTGCGTCCGTGCGGCTTCGTGGACGCAGTCGGCATGGACGAACCCGGCTTGCGCCGCAGCCGCGTCCAGCATCTTCAGACTGGCCATCGTGCTCTCCTCTCGATCGGTGTATGCGTGCGCCCGGCCGGACTCGAACCAGCACTGTCACCGACTGCCCTTACAGGCGTCGGCTGCCTCTGCCTATTGGGCTACGGACGCGGGTGCCCGGCCGGAGCCGGGCCGTTCTCAGGACCGGCCGATCCGCACCGTGTTGGGTGCCTGCGGCTTGACGTACAGGACGTTGATCCCGCTGACTTCCAGCTGGCCGTCCTTCATCTTCACCTCGAACCCCTCTGCCGGACCCGAGTCCGCGTCCCGGAACTCCACCGTGACACCGTGGCCCAGAGGGCGGACATCCTTGCCCGGGTCGTCACCCCAGCCCCCGTCACTGACGGCGGAGGTGGACAGCCACAGGAAGGTGTCGCTGTCGGCGGGTCCCTCGTTCAGCAGGGCACGGGCCGCGTCCACCTCTTCGGCCGCCTTCTCCGCAGTGCGGAGCCTGGACGCCTCTGCACTGCGGAGCCGGACGTCCAGGACGGCAACCAGCTGCTGCACCCATGCAGGCTGCTTGGCCAGCCTGGGGTCCTTGGCCTTCTCGTGCAGCTGCTCGTTGGTCATCGTCATCGTGCTCTCCTCTCGGTCGGTCGTGCGCACCCCCGGCCGGTCATGATCCGGCACTTCCGCCTTGAGGGGGCGGCGAGCATCCGTTACTCAACGGGGGCGGGTGCCCGGCCAGGCCGGGCTGTTCGGTGGTCACGGCTCCAGGCACTCCTCCGAGACCTCGAATGCGGAGAAGGCGACCACGTGCAGGTCCGCCGGATAGACGCCCTTCTCCTTGGCCCATTCCTGGAGCATGAGCCTCTCAGTCTGGTCCTCGGAGAAGACGTCGACCGCGTCCCCGGTGATCGTCCACTTGCCGGAGACGAGACCGAAGGAGTGTGCTTCCACCAGGGCGACGTACGCGTACCTGGCCACGGCTACCGCCCTTCCGGCTTCAGCAGGGACACCCGGACGTCCGTGTCCGTGCCGGGGTACGGCGCGAGCAGGGAATCCGTACGCAGATGGACACCGAGCCGGGCACCGGCAGCCATGCCCGGCAGGCTCAGCACTTCCCAGCGGGCCGCCTGCAACAGCGCGTTGCGGTTGTCGAGCGCGGTCAGCGTCAGGAACATGCGCTCTTCCTCGGTCGGCTCCGCCACCAGGTCGAACAGGGTCCTGGTCATCGTTCTCTCCTCGGTCGTCGGATCGTACGTGCGTTCCCCGCCGTGGACTCGAACCACGATCGCCGAAGCACCGGAACCAGCCGGGTACGGTCTGTCCGCCGGTCGGACAGCAGGGATGGTGCCAGCCGGGCAGGGTTCGTCACACCCCCTGCCCGGCCGGGTCTAGTGGAGGACCATCGCGAGAAGGAACGCCGTCATGAAACCGATGACGACGATGGCGGTCGGTAGGCCTGGATGGTCGGAGACGGACAGGAAGCCGTCCGTGATCTCGTCCAGGACGGACCGCCGTGGCTTCTCCGGTCCGACGCGCTTCGGGTCGTACCGACGGGATGGCCCGTTGCGGACGTACAGCCCGGCGTTCACAGGCTCAGCAGCCAGAGCAGCAGGGGGTACATCATCGCGCAGATGATCAGGCTGAACGCCAGCTCCACCACGGTCTGCGCCGCGTTGGACCGGGAGGCGAACCTCCCGATTACGTCCACGATCCGCCCGGCGTTCACCGCGCGTGGGTCAGGTCGTACCGGACCCGGCGGGGAGCGCCGGAGACGAACGCCAGGGCCCGCTCCTGCGCCCGTTGCGGGCTGACGTAGGAGGCGAAGACCCGGCGGACCGGCCTGCCGTCACTGCCGGTGTAGGCCACCTGAACGCAGTGGCGGGTGTTGATCGTGCTCATGGCCGTTCTCCTCTCGGTCGGACTGAGTGCCCGTGGCCGGGGAACGGACCGCAGTCCGCTTCCCGCCATGCTGTACTCAGCTCCCTGCGCGGTACTTCTCGATCGCCTCGGCAACCGCCAGCACCAGTCCGCCATTGTCCAAGCGACCGGACAGCTGCTGCTGGAGCCCAGCCGCGTGGATAACCTCCCACGCCGCCTCTACACGCCGGTCGTACGCCAGCTGATCACTGGTGAGCAGTTTCGGGGAGTACCCGACGTACCGGTTGCTCAGGTCGAAGTAGAGGCCCGTGGACAGTACGAACTGCCAGTCGAACGGGTACCGGCTGTCCCGGATCTCCGTCACGGTGGCGTACTTCCGTCCGATCTTGGTCACGGTCACCGGAACCGGCTCCGGAGCCTTACGGCCGGACTGTCCGGGCAGGACCAGCAGTTCCATGCCGACGGACAGCGTCGGCATCTCGGGTCGCTCCATGATCTTCGTCCCTCTCCTTGGTCGTTGTTCAGCTGGGGTGGGCGGGTTTCTTTCAGCCGTACCTTCACCGGCACCACGGCCCCGTCTGGCGGGTACCGGCCGGTTTCTGAGTACCGCCCACGGCCTTCACGTGCTCCCCGGTGCCTTGACGGCGTACGGCGGATCCCGCCGGGGAGCTGGTGGATCAGATCAGACGGGACAGCTGGTCGACGTCGGCCAGGGCGTCGTTGACCGCGTCCTCCAACTGGTGGCGGACAGCCATCTGCTCGCCCTCATAGGAGACGAACCAGCTGCCGGTGCCGTCCTCCCACTCGGTCTCCGCCGCGTACGGCTCGCCCCGGTAGGTGAAGGTGTACGCGCTGGGGAGCCCGTTGGCGCCGGTCTCCGCTGCGGTCAGCACGACCGTGCTGCCGTCGGGACGGAGGTGACCGAGAGTGCCAAGGGGAGCTTCGTCCGCCAGGATCTCCTCTGGACCGGCGTACTCGTTGCGCCCGTCGATCTCCGCGAACACTCCGGCGTTGTCCAGGGTGTCGAGGTCCCGGGCGATCTGCGCGTACACGCCGATCTTCCCGTCGGCCGCGATCTGCCGCAGCCGGGCCAGTGCCTCGCTGACCGCCGGAGTGACGTCCATGGGCTGGATCATGGTCAATTCCTCTCGTTCAGGGCGTGCAGGACGGAGCGTCCGGCGGGGGTGAGCCAGAGCGCCTGGGACTTCGTCCGGGACACCAGGCCCCGGTGCAGCAGCGGGTTGACGACCGGACCGGCCGGGAGCCGGAGCGCCCCGGCCAGATCCACCTCAGTCAGCACGGCGTGCTGGTCGGCGGTGACGAACCGGCCGGGGTTCCTCAGGTACTGCTCCATCGTGGTCACTTGTGACTTGCCTCCAGCCGCTCCGCATAGGACTCAGCAGCCGAACGGCTCATGATTCCGGAGCTGGCGAACGTGTTGGTCTCGGTGTCGACCACGCCGTACGACCGGCCGCAGTCGCGGACGGTGTAGCGCATGACCTTGATCTCGCACTCGCGGCCGGTGAAGCGGTAGCCGTCCGGGTCCCTGTCCTGTGCGAACTTCCACGGCTTGGGGTCGTGGCTGCCGCGCGGCAGGTAGGCCATCTCCCGGTTGACCCAGGGAGCGACGGAACAGACGACCTTGTTCTCTCCGCGACGGAACGCCTTGCGCAGTTCGCGGGTGAAGTTGCGTGCCATGGCAGCATCCTTCTGTTCGGAGTGACGTGTGAGCGGCAGCAGCGGGCGTACGCCGCATGGTGTCGGGAAACCCTCCCGCTGCTGCCGTGTGGCCCATCGGAGCCGGGCGCCCGGACGCTGCCGGACCTACGCGAACGCTCCCGTGTTCCCCGATGGGGCCTGCTGACGGACCGTGGGGTCCGCATGGTGCCCGGCCGGGGTACTCGATCCCCGGCGGGGCTGGTTGGTTGCACTGTTCAAAGGGGCGCTCACCGGGTTCTCCGGCTCTCCCGCCCACCTCCCGCCTTAGCCTTCTCAGGGGCCTTATCTCGGGGGTGTCCGGTGGTCTGGCACCGGCACCTTGTTCTGTTGTTTCGCGTTCTTTGGTACATCTCTAATGTACTTCGCAGAGATGCGCTTGTCAAACTTTCCGCAACGCTCTGACGTGCAACGTTGAAGATTCTTTGAGAAAGTCTCCCGTCAGCCCTACTGGCGGGTGCGCCATTCGGCGACCCATTCGGGATGGTGCTCGGGGCACCAGGCGTCCCCGTTCCGCTGGAGGAACCAGCCGTCGGCTCCCGCCCTGATGGCTCCCCAGCGGTGGACGGGGTACGTCTTCTCGCAGCCCTCACGGCTGCACTTCCGGTGGAGCGTCTTCGGCTTCACGGTCAGCCCCCGTTGTCCTCGATCCAGGCGGCGGCCTGCTTGGCGCTGCGAGCCTGGTGAGCAGTGAGTCCGGTGTCCCGGTCCACCACCCAGAACGCCCCGTCGGCGCGGTTCAGGTAGTCGTCGGCGTGGTGGGTGAAGTACCGGCCCGCGTTGCCCTCCGCAGCCGTGCGGAGACGGTTCACCTGGACGTAGGGGCGTCCGTTGCTGGCGGTCCCCCGGTACCAGCCGGACAGCCCGTACGCAGCCGCGTACGCGTCCAGACGGTCCGCGTGGAAAGGACGGTCGGCCTCCGAAGAATGCATTTCCGCTCCGGCCAGTGCCAGCATGACGTCCAGGTGCGGACGCCCCTGCCGCTGGTACAGCGCTGCCAGCCGGGCGCTGCCCCAGGCGGCACGGCGGTCCTGCGCTTCCAGGAGTGCGCTCATGGCAGTCATGGACCATGAGCTGACCTCCCGGTCGGGGACCGGCGGTGCGTCGGGCAGCGTGGCCATCAGGTCGGGCACGTCGGTCGTCATCGGTTCCTCCTCTCAGTGCTTGACGTGGGTACGGTGCACGGCCGGGGCGCTGTGCCGGACCGGCGCCGGTGTGGAAGCGTGCCGGACCGGGGTCGTCAGACCGCCCCTGGAGCCCAGCCAGACGGCCAGCAGCACCAGGAGGACCGCGACGGTACCGCTCAGCCAGGACGGCACGCTGACGCGGCTCCTGCGGCTCTCGCGGACGTACGTGCCCCGCCGGACCGGGCGCCCCTTGAGGCTGCTCCTGCGCCTGCTCACGATGTCCCTCCTTCCGCTGCCTGCGGCAGCAGTCCCAGCGCGGTGAACGCGCGTCGCAGCTCCTCCGTGCTGACCTTGACGTCCTGGTACCGGCCGTTCCCTGTCTGGAAGTAGAACCAGCCGTCCCGCGCCGCGCTGAACTCCAGCGCGAACGCGGGATCGAAGTAGTCCAGCGCGTAGCACATGTGCGTGAGCCGGTCCGGGACCCCTTCCAGATGCGGTCCGGAGACCAGGCCGAACACGCGCTGCTTCGGGTCGTCGCCCGGTTCGCCGGAGACGCCCAGCAGGGCAGCGGGGTCGTGCCGGTCGCCGTAGTGCACCGTCGCCTGGACGGTGGCCGTGCACAGGTAGCGGTCCATCACGGCTTCGCCTCCTGGATCACGTTGTCGATGTAGCTGGAGCACTCGGTGTCGTTGAAGTCGAAGAAGCTGGTCACCCGGCCCTGCCGGTTGAGGACCAGCACGACGATCCGGGGCCAGCCGCCACGGCTGCGGATCCGGTACTTGACCGTGGTGTGGCCGATCAGGAGGGCGGCGCCCAGGCTGTGGTACGCCGTGTCCTGGCTCACCGGGTAGCCCTGGTACCCCGACAAGTCGGAGTAGACCCGTTCGACGTCCTTGTAGTTCTCTTCGGTGTACGGCATGCGTCCTCTCCTTGGTCGTCGGATCCGTGCTTGCGTGCTCCCCGGTGCCTTGACGGCGTACGGCGGATCCCGCCGGGGAACTGGATTTCTCCTCAGTACTGGGGCGGGTTCTTCGGCCCGCTCGGGTTCGGTCGGGGAGGCCACTCGGAATGGTTCTTCGGCCGCTTCGGAGTGGGCGGCTTCGTCGGCCGCTTCGGCTTGTCGGGAGTTCCGGACACGTGCTCTCCTTTGTCGGTCCTGGTGTTCCTGCGTGCCCCCGGCCCGATTCGATCAGGCACCTCACGGCTGGTCGGGGGCTCCGTGCTCAGCGGTTGGTCAGCGTCATCAGCTGACGGTGCGCCTTCGTCTTCGTCTCGCCGTCGGTGTCCAGCAGCAGGGCGGAGGCGCGGGCGATCTCCTCCGTCATGGTCTTGCCGGGCCGCTTCGGGGCGACGTGGTCCAGGTAGTCCGTGATGGCCCGCTCCGCCGCGTAGGCGGTCCGGCCCAGGTTCCCGGCCTCGGTGCCGAACATCCCCATCAGGGTCTCGGTCCGCTTGGCCGCGATGGTCACCGCTGCCTTCTTCGTGGTGTCCTCCTCCGGCGTCCACAGGGTGTCCAGCAGGGCCTGGAACTCGTTCAGCGCGATGTCGGTGTGCGCCAGCGCGGTCTCCTCAGCGGCGAACGCCTCGAAGTAGGTCACCGACATGCCGAGCGCCCGGCGGGCCTCCTTGACCCGGTCGGTGATCCCGGCGGTGTGGCGGATCTTCCAGATCCGCTGCGCGTCGCGGACCGCGAAGCCCTCGGTGTTCTTGCACAGCGGACGCCACGGAGTGGTCATCGCCTGGAAGGACCCGGTGCCGTCGTGGGTGTTGCGGACCATCACGAACGGAACGATCTCATCGTTGATGCCCTCGGGGTCGATCGTGACCGTCTGCGGCAGCCGCAGCGAGACGAACACGCTCGCTCCGTTCCGCATGGTTCCGGCGGACTCGAAGGTCACCGACATGTCGCCCACCAGCTCCTGGAGGAACCCGAAGGCGTCGGTGTTCTGGGTCGGGGTGTAGCCCGCCCCGACGGCACCGAGCGGGGCGCCGGTGTCGGTGCGCACGGTGACGAACCGGCCGGGGTGCTCGCGGGTCTCGCCGTCCCAGGTGAACGACGCGGGGATCTTGGCAACGGTGAAGTCGTTACCGGACAGCCTGAGTGCCTCTTCGATGTCCGAAGTGCCCTCGGGGATGACCTGGCCCAGCGCGTGCCATGCGGGCTTGCCCGCGAGGTAGAGCGCGGTGGACCCGTCGGCCAGTGTGTCCAGGCCGGTGTTGGCGGTGACCTCGATCAGTTCGCCGGTGGCCGCGTTGCGGTTGACCGTGAAGGTCTCTCCGGCATCCCAGCCCTCGGTGACGGTGTAGGTGTCGCCGCTGACGCGGGCCTTGCCGTCGGCGACCATCTTGTCCAGGCCCGCGATCCGGTCGGCGGCGGATGCGGCGCGCCGGATGTCGGCGGTCCGCTCGTTCTCCAGCTGGTTCACCTTGGCGGTGGCGAAACGGTCGTTGACGTCGATCGGTGCGGACATGGTGTGCTCCTTGATCGGTCGTGAGGCTGCCGCACCTCCCGGACGGGGGTGCGGGGCGTGCTCCCCGGTGCCTTGCGGCGTACGCCGACCCCTCGGGGTCGCGGCGGGTGCTGGTCGCGCTGTTCTCGGTGGACGCCTGCCGGGTTCTCCGGCTCTCCCGTCCCTCCCGGTCTTAGCCTTCTCAGGGGCCCTATCTCCGGGATGTCCGACGGTCTGGCGTCGGCGCCTTTGCAGTTGTTTCGCGTTCTTTGGTACATCTCTAATGTACTGCGCATCTCTGCGCTTGTCAAACGTTACGCAGTTCTCTGACGTGCATCTTCGTAGATTCTTTTAGAGAATCTCACGTCCGGCCGGGGATCTCGGTCCCCGGCCGGACCGGCGGTCAGTGCTGCTCGGGCTTGTGGGCCCGCAGGGTGCCGTTACGGCCGACCTTGCCGTTCTTGCCGCAGTCGCGGCAGTCGTCGTAGATCCGGCGGCTTCCGGTGCGGACGGTGCCGGAGTTGGGGCACATCGCGTCGGCCTTGGCCGCTGCCTGCGCCTGTCCGGCTGCGACGTCCTCGGTGGTGCAGCAGTCGGCGCAGGGCGTCCAGTCCTGGACGTCTTCGGCCGGGATGGCGAAGGGGTCGCCGGTGGCGATCAGCCGGTGGGCGTTGGCGCAGTACCAGGAGGTGTGGCGGTGGGTGCCCTTGCCGGTGCGGTAGTAGACGGTCGCGGTGGCTGTGGTGGTGTTCATCTCAGGCTCCCTGGTCAGTGTCTTCGTTTCGTTCAGCTGTGCGAACAACAGAATCCGTGCGGAGTGCCCGGCCGGGCTGGCACTCATACCGCGTCCAGTACGGTCCGACCGGCGTCCGTGATGCGGTAGACCCTGGGGTGGTAGTCGCGGCCCTGGAAGTCCTGGAGAACTTCGCCCGACCGAACGGACTCGATCAGACCCCGGCGCTTCAGGGCGTCCAGGCCGTTGGCGGTGCAACCTCTGGCGTTCTGTTCCAGGGTTCCGACAGTCGTGACGGTTCCGACCGTGCTCAGGTTGACGAGGGTCTTCATCATGTTGGCGCTCAGTTTGGTGTTCATGGGGTGTCCCCTTGATCGGTTCAGATGATTGGCCGTGCGTAGCGCTCGGCAGCGGTACTTGATCCGCTGCCGGGCCGGTCGTGCAGGTGGTTCGGTTCACCGTTCCTCAACCCGGTTCGACCGGGGAGGCCTTCGGCTCTGCGCTGTGTTCGGTTGTTCTGAATGGGCGCCCACCGGGTTCTCCGGCTCTCCGCCCCTCCGAGTCTTAGCCTTCTCAGGGGCCTTATCTCTCGGATGTCCGGTGGTCTGGCACCGGCACCTTGTCCTGTTGTTTCGCGTTCTTTGGTACATCTCTAATGTACTGCGCAGAGATGCGCTTGTCAAACAGTACGGAGCTCTCTGACGTGCAGTTATAGAAATTATTTGAGGAAGTTTCCCGGATCGGAGACGCAGAACAGCCCCCGGAGACTGCTCCGGGGGCTGCTTCGGTACGGCGCCGGTGATCAGTCGGCGAAGGCGCGCCGGACTCCTTCGTCCAAGGAGACGGCCGGGGTCCAGTACTGCGCCATCAGCAGCGGGTCCCCCACCCGGCTGAGCACTCCGGCAGGGGCTGAGGGATCCCCGATGATCTCCGGTTCGTACCCGGCCTCGGTGCAGACCCGGCGGGCCAGCGCGTAGAAGCTGGTGCCGGAACCGGTGCAGATGTTGATCGGCCCGTCCGCTCCGGCGGAGACGGCCGCCAGCGTGCCGTTCACCACGTCGTCCACATGGACGAAGTCCCGGACGCAGTGGCCGCACCACAGCCGGAACGGGTCCTCCTTCTTCTTCGCCCGGTCCACGAACGCGCGGAACGGGTAGTCCGCGTCCTGGTCGGACCCGTAGCCGGAGAACGGCCGGACCACGGTGACCGGGACTCCGGCTTCGCGCAGCCGCTGGCACAGGATCTCACCCATGACCTTCGTCCAGCCGTACACCTGGTCCGGCTGCATCACGTCGTGCGGCAGGTAGACGTCGCCCTCCTTCAGGCGGGACCCGTGGTTGCGCTGGTAGGCCACCGGGTACGCGGCGCTGCTGGAGAGGTAGAGCACCCGGCCGGGCTCCGCCACGGCGGCCCAGCGCAGCAGCGCCGCGTCCAGTTCCAGGTTGACCGCCGTGGCCAGGGGGTCACCGTCGATGACCGCCCGTCCCCCGACCACGGCCGCACAGTGCACCACCAGGTCGAACGGCTCCACCTTCGCGCCGGTGCCTCGCAGCCAGTCCCGGACGTCCTGGGACGGGGAGTGCCGGATGTCGATCCCGGTCACCGCGTACCCGCGCTGCTTCAGCTCTGCGGTGAAGTGCCGTCCCAGGAACCCGGCGTCGCCGGTGACCAGTGCACGCATGGAAGAGCCCCTCACGCCGTGGATGCTCTCCGCAGCGTAAGGGGCGGGTACTCCGGGCTGTGCCCGGGTCACCAGCGTTCGGGCGACCCCGAAGTGTTGCCGGTCGATCCGGGTCCGTGGTTCCAGTACCAGGTGCGCCGGTTCAGATGGACGAACTGCGCGCCTTCGGCCAACATCGCCCGCCAGGCGCCCCAGTCCTCGTTCGGGTTGTCCGACGGCCCCAGCGGCTGGAAGCCCCCGACGTCCCGCAGCAGGTCCGTGCGCACCAGGACGGTGACCGGGATGTAGTTGCGGCGCTCCAGTTCGGAGGCGCTGAACGGCTGACCCTCCATGTCACCGAACGGGTCGAAGCCCCCGACCACGGTGAACCAGGGGTAGACCAGGTCGGCGCCGGTGGCGTTCTGGAGGGCGAACATGCGCTCCAGGTGCTCCGGGTCCCACCAGTCGTCATCGTCCAGGAACGCGGTCCACCGGGTGTCGACCATGGCCAGTCCCCGGTTGCGAGTGGCCGCACCGCCCTCCCGTCCGTGGTCGGTCACGGTGACCAGCGCGTCCGGTCGCAGCGTCTGCATCAGGACGGAGTCGACCGCCCGGTGCAGCTCCTTGTCGGCGCGGGGCGGAATCGAGGGGATCACAGCGGTCACGCCGGGGCGCAGAGGCATCAGTTCACCAGCCACATCTGTGTAGGGACCACGTCGGGGGTCAGGTACTCCGGTGTGAAGACCTGGTGCGCCACGGTGCGGGCGAATCCGGCCGCCGTGAGCATCGCGCCCACGGCAGGGGAGTCCCAGCCCCAGTAGTGCTCCGGGTTTCCGTGACCGGTCTCCCCTTCGGGAGTGGTCAGCACCAGGTACCGGGTGAGCGGCCGGAGCATCCGCAGGAAGGCGTCCGGATCGTCCAGGTGCTCCAGGGTCTCCGAGCAGACGAAGAGGCACTGCCCTTCACCCATCATCCTCAGCGTGCCCGGCAGGGAGCCGACCACGTCCAGGCCGAACCGGCTCGATTCCCCGTTGACGTCGCCCAGGAACGGGGGCTGCCCGGTACTGAGCCGGGCTGCCAGGGAGATCGTCAGCATTCCGTCCCCGCAGGACAGGTCCGCGATCCGGAAGACCGACGGCTGACCCCGGTCGGACGCCAGAGCCGCCACGGTGAATTCCACCGTGGCCTTCACCCGTTCTTCGTGGTCGGGCCACCAGGTGTGGTCGTAGCCGCTCGGGTAACGGTCGGTGTAGAACGCGGCGGTGTCGTCCACGGCGGGCCGCAGCCTGGTCCTCATACCGCCACCGCCGGACCGATGGCCTGGACGACCTGGAACAGGCCGACTTCCGCCTGCTCGGTGAGCTGCCATCCGGCACCGTTCAGCATGTCCCGGTACCCCTGCGCGTCCCAGGCCCAAGCGTGCTCCGGGCTGTGGCTGGCCGGGCTCTCGTTCCACGGGGAGGAGCAGACCAGCTGCTTCACCCCGCGCAGCAGCAGCCTCCGCAGCACACCGTGCGGGTCGGCCAGGTGCTCCAGCACCTCGGTCATCACCACGACGTCCCCCAGCGCGGTCTCGGACCAGTCGGCTCCGAAGACGTCGCGTGCGTACGCCTGCACCCCGCGCTCGGTCCATCCGGCAGCGTTCGCCGGGGCGAAGTCGTAGCCCCAGCACTGCCCCAGGTCCGGACTGCCCTTCAGCAGAGAGAGCAGCCCGCCGTCCCCGCAGCCCAGGTCGGAGACGGTCAGCGGGACGAAGTCGGTCATGCGCCAGGCAGCGGCCTCCCGGTGGCTGCGGCCGAAGTCCCGGACGAACGCGGCGGCCTGCCGCAGCCGGGGGACGTGGAACTCCTGCTCCAGGTGCGGGGCGCGCTCCCGGTCGGCGTGGAACTCCGGCGTGCTGACGTACGGCACGTCCCCCTCGAACAGCCTGTACTCGGTCACAGCCCGTACTCCTCCTTCACCCGGTCCACGGCCCGCGCGAACCGGCCGTCCGAAACGAAAGCCTCCCATGCGGCACGGTCGGCGGTGTCCACGGAGGGCGCGTTCACTTCCGCGTACCGGTCGTCCCACGGCGCGGTTCCGCCCACCGGGTGCAAGTGCTCGATCACTACGTCCGGCAGGTGGACCAGACCGCCCAGAGCCTGCCCCAGGGCGAGCCAGAAGTTGTCGGCATACAGATGCGTGAGCACCGGCGGGGCGAAGAACCCCAGCGCGGTCACGACCCGGGACGGCATGAACACGGCCGTGGGCAGGTTCGCCCCCTGGATCCGGTCGTCGCCGTAGACCACGGCCGGGCCCTCGCGGTCCAGCGCGCTCTGGACGGCGGTGTCCCAGTGCTCGGTGCGCGGCAGGTGGTCATCCCCCATGAAGCCGATCCACGGGTACCGGTCGGCGTACTTCAGCGCCACCTGGTTCAGCGTGCCGACCAGCCGCAGCCGGGGGCCCATCGCCACCCGGTCCAGCCCGATCTCCAGGTAGCGGCCCCGCTCGGGGTCGTCGTCGTCCAGCGCGTACAAGAAATCGGCGCACCTGGAATGGGTCTCCAGGCGCGCCGTCTCCAGTCGCCGGACGTTATCCGGTCGCCCCCGGGTGGGAACGACAACGAGAATACGTCCTTTGCCCATGTTCAGTCCTTCTCCCTGTTGGACGGTGCCTTCCAGGCGGCAATTCCCAGCACCGCCACGATTCCGAGAGCCAGCACGGACCCGGCCATGGCCTGGAATCCGGCGACGACCGTCCCGAACAGCGCCATCGCCAGGAAGACGACAGCTGCCACTGCTCCCAGCACGATAGCGACAGCTCCCGCAGCGAGCGGAATCCCGACGAATCCGAGAATGACCCACTGCCCGTGCTTGTCCAGCGGACCCGCTTCCTTTTCAGCGGGCGGAGCCTGTGGCGGGGCGGCGTGGTAGTGGACGTGCACGCTGGACCCGCCCGACGGCGGCACCCCGTGCGGGTACCTGCTCAGCGCAGCGGCTTCCCGGATGGCCCGGGACACCTGGTCCTGCGCGGGCAGGTCCGGGTCGTAGGGCTCGATCTCCCCGTACACCGGCTCAGGCACGGCGCCGCTCCTTCCGCAGTTCGGCCCAGGCGGTCACCAGGTAGATGCCCAGGCACAGCATCACGTCGGCCGCCAGCAGCATGACCTCCGCCTTGGCGAACGCGTCCGTGCGCATCGGCGGGTTGTGCGCGCCGGTGTAGGACGCCAGCACCAGGAACGCGACGATGCCGAGCACCCAGTGCACCCCCCGGGCCGTCCGGGTGGCGAACCCCTTCCGGACGATGTCGTTCACGGTCCAGCGGGCCTGGTGTGCCGCCTTGCGGCGGATCTCCTTCATGATCGTTCCTCCTTCTTGTCACATTCGTGTCGCACGCCGTCTGACGCGAGACCCTTCTTAAGGCCAGATGCCGTTTGACAGCTCCTGACACGCTCTGACAGACCCTGGACAGACACTGACAAACAGGTCACGTCTGACAGGCTCTGACATCATCCGCCGTAGCCGTTGACCGACCGCAGCTGCGTCCGGATCCGGTACAGCGCCTTGCCGTCGCCCTCTTCCAGGACTCCGGTCTCCAGGAGGCGCTTCAGTTCGTCGTAGACCCAGGTGCGGCCCTTGCCGATCTCCGCCACCCAGTCCTTGAAGTCCGATCCCCGGACTTCAAGGACGCCATCGGCAGCCATCTCTTCGATCTTCATGGCCAGCGCTTCGCGTGCTTCGTCGGCGCCCACCACCTCCTCCGGTGCGGCCTGCGGCAGGTTGCCGATAGCTCGGACCGGCGGCAGTTCCTGAGTGATGTCCACAGGTCCGTCCTCCGTCTCCTTGACCAGTTCAGGTCCCTGAGTCTCTTCGTCGGCGTCTTCGTCGGTGCCGTCCGGCATGTCGACCGGGACCAGCGGCAGCCTCGCCGTGATCGCCTGGTCGGTCAGGCTCGGGATCCCGGCTCCGAGCCGCATCTTCGTGCCCGGGTCCATTTCCGCCCACATCCCCGCGTCCCGGCTCGCGTCCAGTTCCGCCCGGATCTCCGCGTCGGAGACGTCGAACGTCCGAGCCGCGATAGGCCATTCCTCCGACGGGATCCCGATGAGTTCCGCGTAGTGCATTCCGGGGTAATTGGCCTTCCACTGCGTGGGGTCGGCCCCGGATTCCAGCGTCTTCGGATTCATCGAGAACTTGGCGTCGTACATCTCGGAGCAGCCGTGGGTAATGCTCTGAGTAAGGAGTCCTCGCGACTTCCTTTCCAGGTTGCTGCCGTGCGCACTCTGGAGGGACGCTACGACGACCAGGCCGCTGGAGCGCCCGGTACGGACCGCTTCGTCGAATGCCGGATTTTCCCCGTCCAGCGTGGTGGTGGCCTCCTCGAAGTCGACCACCACCAGCGGGATCCGGTGCTTCGTCCAGCACTCGGGGACCCACTGCTTGTACCCCAGGCTCCCGAGCAGGTCAGAACGGTAGCCGATGGCGTCCACCAGGTTCTTCGCCATCCGGCGGCACTGGGCCTTGTCCACGGCGGCCAGCCCCAGCGTGTCCGCGATGTCTCCGAAGTCCTGGTAGAACTTGTTCGGGTTGGCCACCACCGGGACGAAGTCGGAGCGCCAGCGGCCCAGCATGATGATGATCCGCATGGTCTGGGTCTTCCCGGCGTTCGGCGCGCCGGTGAGCAGGATGTGCCCGGTCGCCCGGGGCTCGCTGGCCTTGCTCCCCGGCGATCCGCAGACCCACAGGCCTACCGGCCGGTTGTCCGTGCGCATGCCGTAGACCAGCGGGGAGTCTGCCACCGAACCGCCGCGCTGGGACGGTCCGGCCCAGGTCACGCGCTTGTCCAGCTGGGAAGCAGCTGTGATCACAATGTCCGCCTGGTCCTCGCGGCCGGGCACCCGGCGCACTGCCACCTGCTCGGTGCCGACCCGCGCGTTCGAGGCGATCCGGGTCTTCTCCAGCTGGACGTCCCCGACCGTCTTCGGCCGGTTCAGCTGGACACGTGCCGTGACCTGGTCTTCCTCCACCGTGACCGTCTTGGCGCGAGACCCCTTGATGGCGTCGATGCCCTTGGCGATCCGTCCCATGCCGTCGTCCGCGCTGGCAGCCCGGTCGTTCTCGTGCGGGACCGCGAACCCGGTGATACGCAGCCACCAGGAGGAGATCAGGAACAGCGTGCCCAGACCCCAGGCGTCCAGCATGCCGGGACTGTAGGGACCGGTGGCCGTGGCCATCGACACCCAACCGGCCACCGCACCGGTGAAGACCGTCGCGTGCAGCCGGGTCTGCCGGTGCCGCTTGTGCCAGGTGTGGTGAGTCAGCCCGGTCAGGCAGACAGCTCCGGCACCGATGATCGTGTCAACGACCGTGTTCCCGCCCCAGACGAAGTTCGTGACCATGGCCACAGGGTAGGCCGCGCAGCACGCGACGACCGGTGCCAGGTATGCCGACCTGTTGTTACCGTCCTTCGTCGCCTTGACCTTCTTCGCCATGACCGAACCTCCCTCCAGAACCGTTGTGAGCTGGGACTACTTGTGCGTCTTAGACCGGCCGCTGTACCCGGCCTTCGCTTTGGCCTCCTTCTCCGCCAGCGCCGTCTCCACTTCGACGATCAGTTCCACTGCCGCGTGGTAGGCCTGGATGAAGTCGCTGGCCGCGTCCCCCATGTGGTCGGACGCGTTGTCGAGCTTGCGCAGCACCTTCCGGGTGAAGCGCCAGTTCCCGACCTTCAGCGCTTTGAGCTGGCGCTTCAGCTCGCCTTTGACTTCGCCACCTGCTCCGGCCACTTCGACCGCGAGGTAGTGCGACACCTTGCGCCCCGCCTCGCAGTAATCGCGGAAGGCGTCCATGAACTCGTCGAAGTCCTTGTAGTTGTACAGCTCCATCGAATCCAGGGTCTTGATCTGTGCAGGCAGCGTCTCTGCTTTCGGCATCTCCGGTCTCCTTCGGGTCAGGCCGGATCAGGCCGGACGCCTGATCCCTTGGATGATCCGTCGTACGCTGTCCTGCTTCACGTCGGGCCGCTCCCGGACGATGTCTCCCACGATCAAGCCGGGATCGGTCATCCCCGCGTCCAGCCGTTCCAGGACCAGCGCCTTGATCGACTTCCGGATGGACACCGGAATGGATTCCGGACTGAGGTCCGGACGCGGTCCGGAATCCGGAGTCCAGTCCGGAGACACGCCCGGATCCGGGACCAGCATGTCCGGGCAGTGCTCCCAGACGAAGTCGCGCAGCTCCCCTGTGAACTCGAACCATTCCGTACTCGGGACGTTGGTTCCGTAGAAATCCGGATTGCTCGGGGTGTGCAGAACCGGGATCCGGTAGGCCGCGAAGCGGTCGTGGACCGCGCGTTCGTAGGCGTGCCCCCCCGCCAGCGTCAGCATGACGTCATCGGGTGAGTACCTCATGTACGACGTCCTCTGAGGGATGTTGACGGTTGCTCCGATCTTCATCCGGTGCCCGTCCCTGAGGAAGTAGACCACCGGGGGGTGGGGACCTTCGCGGGGAACAGGGACGGGCGTCCCATCCGGAAGGAGTCCGGTCGGGACCGGAGAGCCGTCCGGAAGAATCCGGGCCCTGTAAATGGACCACGGGGATTGCTCCGGATCGGAGACCCGGGAATCTGAACCCTGTCCGGATTCCAGAGCCAGCCGGAGGCGGTCCGTCCTGGACGTGGTCCGGAGGAGTCCGCGCTGGGCATCCGCTCTGGCCAGCTGGGCGGTGATCTTGGACCTCTCCTTGTCCAGCCACCCCCGGGTGTCCGGATCAAGTTCGGTCGAACTGTGCTTCATGACCAGATGCCACATGGACTTGCTCACGGCTGCGACCAGGGATCCGCACAGGCCCGCGATCAGGTGCCCCTGCTGGTAACCGTGCAGGGCGATCAGGGCCATGGACACCGCCAGAGACAGCCACCCGGCCCGGCGGGGAGCGTCAGCCCGTGCATCGTCGTACCGGGAGAGCCACTCCAGCGTCAGAGCGGTGATCCAAGCCAGGTCGAACACTCCTGCCACCAGGTACGCCGTCCAGGGAGGTGCCACCGTGGACAGGAGAGAGCCGATCGCAACCGTGCTCCACACCACAGCGCCCGCCACCACCAGCACCGTCAGTACGGTGACCGCCCGGAACGCGGCTGCTTCCACGTCCAGGGGTGCCACAGGGACGTTCACGGTGTACTCCTGGTCGATCCTGTTGGTCACCCCGTCCACAGTGTGGTCCACCGGACGAGTCCGGATCTCCTTCCGGAAGTTCCTCACTCCAGCCTCCTGACTTAGTCCATTCGTCCAACCGGTCAGGCTAATGGAAGCAGGGCGGAGGAAGATTGTCCAATGCGCCCATCCGGATCCGGACAAAGGACTTCTGCACAGCATCCGGATCCGGATGGAACACCAGAATCGATCCGGACTCTTCCGGACTGGTCCCGGAAGGAATCCGGAAGAGTCCGGGTCTGACGAAGCCCCGGACACCGAGTGTCCGGGGCAGTCCGTCCGCTGTCCGTCAGCGACGGTTCCAGCGGTTGTTCGCCTTGCGGTTGGCCAGCCAGAGGATGAGGCCCGTCCCGCACCAGACGACGGCTCCCCATGCTCCGGTGTCGCCGTGCTCCAGAAGCCGGTAGATCATGACGTCAACTCCGTGACGCGGGGCTTCCCGGCCGTGCTGCTCGGGTTGACAAACCAGATCCACGTCTTGCAGTTCACATGGTGGAACCGTGCTCCGGCGTCCAGGAGGTTGAGCAGGTATCCTTCGTCCTCGCCCCGGTATCGGCCGTCCGGCAGTACTTCGCCTTCCGGGAAGCCCCCTGCACGGCGCGCCGTCTCCGCACGGACCATGTGCGTGATCGGGATGAAGGAGCCGCGCACCCGGATGTGCTCTTCGAACTCGGGGCACCAGCGCAGCCCCCACGGCGAGTAGGGCCACATGCCCTGGTAGGTGGTCGCCGTCGGGTCGAACCCGTGCTCCATGACCGGGACCGGGTAGACCAGGTCGACACCCGGATCCGCTTCGAAGGTGCGGGCCAGGACGTCGATGTGCCGGGGCAACAGGTGGTCGTCGTCGTCCAGCCAGGCGACCAGGTCCGTGTCCACCCGGGCCAGCAGCCGGTTGCGGGCCGCAGCGGCGCCGGAGCGCCCTTCGTCCCGGTCGACCAGGATCCGGTCCGGCTGGCGGGTCTGCGCGTGCACCGAGGCGACCGCGCGCCGGTACAGCGCTTCGCGGCCGGGGATCGTCGGGACGGCGACCGAGACCGTCAGCCGCTTGCGGCCGGGGTTGCGCCTGTGCTGACCCATCAGATCCACCCGTTTCCGTCGCTGGGCTGCGCCACGCCGGACTCCGGGTGGATCCGGCTGCGTCGGCGCCGCACAGAATCGTGCGCGTCGAAAGCCTCCTCCAGGTCGGCCAGACGCCGAGCCAGCGTCAGCACAGCGGTTAGCGCGCCTCCGGAGGACAAGTCCATCTTCAGCAGCAGGCTCAGCTCCGCCAGGTCCAGCGCGTCCTCCCGGCTGTAGGGGACGCCTTCGATCCGCCACGCGAACGGCGGTACTGCCGGGTCGGCCTGGGCTGCCAGCAGCCGAAGGCAGTCGTCCTTCGTCGGCCGCTTCATGCCTGGTTCCCGGTGCAGCGGCAGTCGTCGTCCAGCAGGCCGCAGGTCTCGCAGCGGGTCCGGTCCACCGGGAAGGGCTTCAGCAGGGAGACTCTCACTGGTCCGCCCAGACCGATGTTCAGCAACCGGAAGAAAGCACTCATGTCGGCTCCAGCTTCTGTCACGGTAATCCCGGCTACGAGCGGAGCGCCCTCGGAGTGTTCGGCCTTGTACTGCGCGGCCCGTCGGCGCAGTACCTGGTTCAGAGCCCGGTCCGGGTCGGGACGCCTGATCTTCGGAGCGAGGATCACCGGCACGGCAGGTCACCTCCCGCAGCCCAGCGGACCACGCCCCCGCCCTCCAGGCACGGACGGACCCGGCCCGCGTTGCGCAGCCGGTCCAGGGCGTTGTACACCAGCGAGGTGCGCAGGTCCATCTTCTCCGCCAGCTCGTTCCGGGTCGCCGGTCCGCCGGTCTCCAGCAGCGCGTACACGGCGTCGTCCCGCGCCTCACACGCGGGGTCGCGCGGCCTGCCCCTCGGCTTGGCCTCCTGCTCGGTGCTCATGTCCGGGTCTCCTTTCCTCGATTCATCCGATCGGACGAATACAGGTTACCCCGGAATCGGTCGGCTGAGCGCGTCGCGGATCCCGAGGTCGACAGCGGCTGCCTGCGACAGCGCGGCCAGGGCGGGCCCGGTGAGCGTGCGCCCGGTGCCACCGGAGCGCAGTTCCTCCGCACGGGTCGACGCGGCGGACAGCGCCTCGTAGGGTCCGACGGCCCAGCGGAAGGACGTCAGCCGGACTTCCCCGGGTACCGAGGACATGCCGTGCTTGACGACCAAGTAGCGCGGCGTGCAGGCGCTGCGCGTGTCCTCGCGGTAGACCTCCATCTCGGTCCACCGGCAGGCGGCGCAGCCCTGCTGCGGGACCCGGGTCCCGTCACGGTGCCGGTGGCGGTGGCGCGGCTTTCGGGACGTCCCGGTGCCCAGGAGCCACCCCATCAGCTCCGCCCGGTCCCCGTTGCCGTCTTCGACGACCAGTCTCATCGTCGGCGTATCCGTGATCACGGTGCTCTCCTTCGTCGTCGGCCGGTCCCAGACAGAGTATGCGGAAGCCCCCGCCCGGACTGCGGGGGATACAGTCCGAACGGGGGCGCTCAGGGGATCAGGGAACGGTCAGAACGGGCTCTCTTCGTCGAACGGGCTCCCCTCGGGGGCTTCGCCCTGCGCCTTCAGCAGGTGGGCGGCGGCGTTCGGGTTCTGCGCGGCCGGAGTGTAGACGGCGGAGTAGAGGTACTTGATGAAGTCCCCCTGCTTGACCGCGCGGGTACGCGTCATCGACAGGTGGAAGCCGGACCGCTCGGGGATCTGGAGACCGTGCGGCTCCAGGGCCTTGGCTAGGGCGCGGATCCGGTCGCCGGTGACGTACAGCGAGCGCATCCCGTCGTCGCCGGGGATCTCCTTGCGGATGTAGTGGATGGTCTCCCAGGTCTCCCCGGTGGGCTCGCCCTGAAGGCTGATCACCATCTGCATGACCCGGCTCTTCGGGTTGGCCTTGACGTACGCGGGGACCTTGGTGTCCTCGGTCTTCTTCCGGTTGTGCCAGAAGAGCAGCTCACCGCTGTCCTTGTGAGTGGACTGCTCCATGCGCCAGTCGGTGCCGTCACCCTCGATCGTGAAGCCGTCCCGGGGGAACACGGCCCCGATGCTGCGGGGGCTGAACAGTGCCATCGCATCGGCGTTCTCCGCCGCGAACGGGTCCTGCATGATGTCGGTCACGTGGGTCTCCTTCTCGTATCTTCTTCTCGTGTCTTCTTCTCTGGGTGCGGGACCGCTGTCGTACCTGCCTCGTTCCAGCGGTCCCGCCGCAACGGAGGGCCGGATCCCACCCGGTCCGGCCGTCCTTGCTGGTTCTGATCCTACCGTATTTCGTCCGATCGACCTAATGTACGGCGAGAGTTTCCCGGCCGATCCGTAGCAGGTCAGCCAGCCTTTCAGGGGTCATCCCGGGGTCCGCCTTGGCGTCCCGGTACGCGGCGTTCGCGTCGTCCCGGTCCCGGAGCATACGGAACTTCTGCTCCCACCGGGACCAGTGCTCCCAGTCGTCCAGCGCGCTCCGGCCGGAGGCGACCAGGGCCGCCAGCCGCTCCGGGCCGACCTCCGGATCCGCCTTCGCCTCGCGCCACAACCGGTTCGCGTCCTCCTTCGTGCGCACCAGCGAGAACGAGACCTCCCAGCTCGGCAGACGGGGCTGGGAAGGCGCGGCCATCGCCATGACCTTCTCCGCCAGTGCCGCGACGGACGCCGGGGTCTCCGGCGGGACCGCCCGCAGTTCCGCAGCGCTGGCCACCCTGCCGACCTCCGCAGGAACCTCGGATGCGAACCCCAGTTCCGCGCGCACCTGTCCACGGTTCAGGACGGCCGGGGGCAGGTGCGCGTCCAGTTCGTCCTTGGCCTGCCGGGTCAGCGGCGCGTCCCGGGGGTCCCCGCCGTCAGCGCTCGGGGCGTACCCGGTGTCGCGCGGATCGGCGTCCGGACCGTCCACCGGGTCGGGGACGTCGATCAGCGCGAAGTCGACCTTGTTGCGGTTCAGCGCCCGGACGTCGGCGCACACCTGCGCGATGCGCCAGCCCTTGTCGATCGGGACGGTGTGCAAGGTGTCCCCGCGCCCGTCCTGCGGCATGTGGACCACGACGGCTTCGGTCTCACTGACCACGATGGGCCTCCCGTCCCCGTCGACGGGCCGGACCCACTGCCAGTTCGCCGCGTCGATCTTGTCTCCCTCGCCGGTCCAGACGCAGACTCCGTTCTCGTTGAACCCGTGGGCGTAGACAGCCAACTGCGCAGCTATCTCATCCTTCCCCCAGGTCAGCTCGCCGGTCTTCTTGTCCACGATCAGGTGCACGCCATCCTCGGTCCTGCGCCAGACCTGGTCACCGCGCCCGGCCACCCTCATCCCGGGCAGCGCCGTGGTGAACTCGATCAGCGAGGGGACCACCTCGAACCCCGACGCCTCCACCAGGTCGCGGTACCGGCGCACGGCCGCGCGGTGCTCCTTCGGCACGGCGTCCACGGTGATCATCCCGGCGTCCACGTTCTCGGTGAACTTGTGCACCTGGGTACCGATGGACGACTTGCCCTGCTCCTTGGTCTTCGCCGCGTCCTTGGCCCGGCCCGCCAGCACGTTGAGCGCCTGCTTCTCGGTCTTGACCACGGTGGCGACGTCGAACCCGGCTACCCTGGCCTGCCGCATCAGGGCTGAGACGGCTTCGCCGACCGAGCCGTCCCGGACCATGCCGACCAGGGCGCAGCGCAGTTCCCAGTCGAACAGCGCCCGGTGGTCGGACGCGGCCTTGACGAAGGTCGTGCACCTGCTGAACGCGGTCAGCTTGCCCGTCCTCGGGTGCGGCAGCCGGTACTGGTTGTTGCCGTTCATCGGCGCGGCGTCGGCCACCCGGCGCGGCCGGACCTGCTTCGGCTGCGTCCGGCGCAGCTTCGCCAGGTCCTCCTCCGCCATGTCCTCCTGTATCCCGCAGCAGTCCTCGCTCTGGTACTCGCCGTCCCCGGTGGCGCGGATCAGGGACCCCTCGGGGAACCACTCTCCGCAGGGGCCGCAGGTGCCGTCGTACGTCGCCCTGAAGTACGGCCCGGGACCGGAGTCGTCCCCGGGGCCCGACCCGGCGAGGAACGCGGCAGCGTCGGCGTCCTGGTCACCGGAGACCACCGGCGCGGACCGCGTGCCCAGGAACGCGGCAGCGTCGGCGTCCTGGTCGGCCGCCGGAGAGCGCGGCGCCGTGGCACCGGAGCGGTCCAGGTTGTTGCGGAACGTCCTGTCGGTGCCGGACACGCGGTCTCCCTCGGGATCGGGGCGGTACTTCTGCTTCAGCGCGGCCACCTGCGGGGAGAGCTCCGCCGCCCGGGACAGGATGTCATCGGTGCTGACGACGGCGAACGGGTCGGGAGCAGGTCCCTTCCGGGACGGCAGGGCGTCCAGTTCACTGCGCGGGTCGGCGCGGCGCCGGTCGATCTCCGCCTGCTGCTCAGGGGTGCGGCCGTCATCCGGCTGCTGGTCGGAGAACGGGTTGACTCCGGCCCAGGAGGGCTGGCGCCTGGGTCCGTCGTGGTCGTCCAGACCGTTCAGACCCACGTCCGGGCGCACGCCGTACTCGTCTGCCGCGTTGTCCACAGCGGCGGCCTGGGACCAGACCTCCTCCGGGACGTCCGGCGCGGCCAGCACTTCGCGGGCGTCGCGCAGGTCCTCCCGGGTCGGACGCGGGTCGTTGGCCGGGTGCTGCACGGCCCACTGCGCCATCTGGGCGTGGAAGTCGGCGTCACTCTCCTCCGGCAGCCGGACCGGCAGCGGCGGCGTGTCGGCTTCCAGCGGGAGCGTGCTGCCGCCTCCGCAGGGGTTCTGCCGGGGCCCGTGGCTGCGCACCCGGCCGTTCTTCGTCAGGGTGATGTCGTCGCGCAGGCACACCCGGCAGGTGCCGGTGGGCTTGTCCGTCGTCTCGGTCATCCGTCCTCTCCTCTCACCAGTGCGTTGAACAGCTTGAACAGGATGTAGGGCCAGATCAGCAGCAGCTTGGCGGCGACCATCGGGAAGTCGTCCTCCAGCTGGTCCAGGATCAGGTCCGGATCCTCCTTGTAGTCGTGGGGCCACAGCCTGATCATGATGACCAGGACCAGGACGACCCCCAGCCACCCGACCAGCCAGGCGATCAGCACTTCTGCTACGGGGTTCATGCTCTCCTTCTCCTTGGTCCGTCGTCGCGGGAGGCGGTCAGCCTCCCACCTTCCGCATGTGCCGGTCCATGGCCCGGCTGGCTTCGTGCACGGCTACCAGGTCGGAGACCTGGCCCATGTTCATGAACGGCGTGATCTGATCGTTCAGGCCGATCCGGCGGGCCCGGGAGACCAGCGGCAGGGACGGCGGCTTGCGCTTCCAGGACGCGCCACGGCGCACGTTCAGGTCGGACATCTGGTCAGCCACCTCTTCCGCCCACGCCATCGCCAGACCCATCGGCAGGGCGCGGTGCTCGGTGTACACCGACTTCCCGGCCAGGTCGACGGTGATCACGTCCCACTGCCCGGGGAACTCCCGGGCGGGCCAGAGCGCGACGTGCCCAGCCGGAGTCGGGACGAACTGCACGCCCGCGTACGTCCGCAGCCAGTTCTGCGACGACGCGGCGAAGACGTCCAGGTCCCGCTGCTTGATGACGAACCGGACCGACCCGGCGGACACCGGGGCGTTGGAGCGCTCCTCCTGGGAGACGGCCGCCTCCATCAGCGTCTCGCCCTCGCGGACGGAGAGGACTTCGCCCTCCGACAGGTCCTCCAGGGTGGCCAGCGTGCCGCCGGTGCCGCCCAGCACCAGCAGCAGCGCGTCCTGCTTGCCCGGGTAGGGGCGCAGCGCGCGTCCGGCCATCTGCTGGAACAGCGGTGCCGACCGGGTCGGCCGGGCGATCACCGCGCAGTCGATCCACGGGAAGTCCGCGCCCTCGGTGAGGACGCCGACGTTCACGATGGCCTGGAGCGCGCCGGTCCGGGACGCTTCGTAGATCCGCTGGCGCTCGGGGTGCGGTGTCGTCCCGGTGACGGTGCCGCAGCCGATACCGACGGCAGCCAGCTCCCGGGCGACCGCTGCGGCGACCGACACCAGCGGCGTGAACACGAGCATCCGGCGGTCCCGGGCGTGCTCCGCCACGGCGCGGGCGACGAACTTCGGCGCCTCCGCCTCCAGCATCGCCTCACCCAGCGCCCGGTCCTGGTAGTCCCCACCGGAGCGCTTCACACCGGACAGGTCCATCTCCATGCCGACGCCCACCGCGCGCACGTCGGCGAGGTAGCCGCGAGCGATCATCCACAGCACGGTCTTCCGGTACGCCACACCGTCCCAGGCGGAGCCCAGCCCGACACCGTCCCCGCGCGCCAGCGTGGCGGTGAAGCCGATGTTCCGCGCGCCGGGGAACGCTTCGCGGATCCGGACATATGAGCTTGAAATAGAATGATGGCAGTTGTGCACAACGGTTCCGCCGTTGATCAAGTAGGTGTGCGTGGTGTCCACTGCGATGTTGTAGACCAGACCGTTCGGACACACTCCTCCGTACGTTCCATCGCTTCCAGGTTCGAGAACCTCAACGTGATCCACCCCAAGGAAGCCAGGCGTGCGTCCCGGCGCTGATCCGATTTTTGGCGGGCCAGAGGACAGTGCGACCCCCCGTCCACTTCTACGCACACCTTCATCGCCGGGTGAGCGATGTCTGCTTTGTAGTGCCGGGGATGCTCCCCGTCGCCCGGCACTACTGTAACTTCCGTCGGCCACCCCAGCAGGGACGCCAGCTTGGCCTGAGCCTCCGGCAGCGGCTTCCCGTTCCCACCTTGTACGGACGGCTTGTGCTCGATACTCCGGAGAGTTGCCGCCATTTTGGCCCGCGTCTCCGGAGAGTGCATGGGGTTCTTCCGGCGCATCCGCTCCGACGCGTACTTCTGGTTGGTCCTGGCCATCCGTTCGGACGATGCCCGGCGCACCCATGTGTCTCGGCACGCATCCGAGCAGTACGTCCGCCCTCTGCTCCGATAGCTGTCGATCTTCGATTTGCTGATCAGAGTTACCTGAGAACCGCACTCCGTGCACACTGCTTCTATCGGCGTTCGCGTCATGTGCAAACGATAGCACCCGGACACCATTCGAAAGCTCCCCGGCCTGACGCCAACCTGCGGCAGTCATCACCGGGTGATTCGGCGTACACACGAAGAACGATCCATTGCCCAGAGTGACTCGGACCAGGGCGGACGGCCGCTTGTGCATGGTCTGGGTCACATACCGCGATTCCCGCAGACCGGTCGCTTCGTTGTACGACGGCACCAGATCCCCGACCCGCAACATCTCGATCGGAACGTCCCCGACCAGAGTTCCCGCCGGGAAGCACTCGTCATGGACGACCATGCCGAACTCCCCGGCGTCCACCAGCTTCCTCAGCCGGGCCGCGCGGGACGCGGTCTGCACGCTGGCGACCACGACCGGCGCGGCCACGTCGTCGTCCTTCGCCTGGACCCGGCCGACGGTCAGGTGCGGCGCCACCCGGAGCAGCTTGTCCACGGTCTGCCGGGCCAGTTCGTCCCGGTGGACCAGGACCAGGGTGCGCCCGCCGGTGCTGTCGGCGTACTCCTTGACCAGGTGGGACAGGACGACGGTCTTGCCCGCGCCGGTCGGCAGCACGACGGCCGGACGGACCAGGTCGGACGCGGTCACCGCGTCCACGCATTCGCGCTGGTAGGGCCGCAGGGGGAGCAGGTCACTCATCGCTGTCCTCCGGATGCTCCGAGACCCAGGTGCGCACGGCCTGTTCCAGCGCACGCATCCCGGCCAGTGCCTTCTCCCGGTACTCCAGGCCCTCCGGGGACTGCTCCTTGACCTTCTGGTTCGCTGCCAGCTGCGCGTTCCACACCATCCGGCGAGTGATCCGGTCCACGTCCCGGGCCAGGCTCCCCACAGCGTCCAGCCAGTCGGGGTCCACCGGGTTCCAGTACGGCGGAGGGACGCTGAGCGCGTGCTCAGCGGCTGTCTCCTTGCGCTGGTGCCGCACCGTCGTGAACTCCCCGACCACGGACCCGCATCCACACCCCTGCGGGTACCTGCGGTCCGCGTTGGGGCGCTTCCAGCCGCAGCGTGAGCACGTCCAGTGTGCGCAGACCGTGCACATGTGCGCGGACCAGTCGGTCCGCCGGGTCAGCCGTGGCTGCCGCCAGTAGTCCTCAGCCATCCGAGGCCAGCTCCTGCGGCGCACCGGCGGGACGGCTGTCGATGTCGGCGATCCAGGCGAACCCGACGGCGATCACCTGGAGCAGTTCGGTACGCAGCCGGACCGGGTCGGACTCCGCATACGCTTCATGGACTTCTTCGTCCAGGATCAGGCGCCAGTCGACCCGGCCGCCACGGGCCGCCGTCTGGCAGGTGCTCCGTGCCAGGTCGGCGTCCCGCGCGAACTGCTCACCGCCGGTGCCGTCGGGGTGGTGCTGGTCGCCGAACTTCGCGATCTGGCGCGCCCTCTCGTCGTCGACCTCCTCAGCCAGCGGGCCGACTCCGGGGGTGCGGAACAGGAACGGGTAGCTCATCGGTGCTCTCCTTGTCCTCGTGGTGCGCGGTCAGAGCAGGAACAGCTGGTGGACCCAGACAGCGGTGACCGCCAGTACGGCGGTGAACAGCAGGCCGCAGACGATGCCCCTGAAGACGTTCCGGTCCGGCTCGCGGACCGCCGCACTGGCGGTCCGGATCATGACCAGGTTCAGGTCCAGGAAGGCACGGCAGTCCGGGCAGCTGACGCAGGACGGGGAGACGCGGGGCAGCTCCGGTACGTCCTCGTAGAGCAGCTCCGAGCAGACCGGCCACTCCTGTGACCCTCCGTCCAGGGTGAAGACCGCGTGCGCGCGGCCCCACCGGTCCATGACGGCAGCAGTGCTCCAGGCGCTCATGCGGCGGCCACCCACTGCGCCAGGGCGCGCCGTCCGGCGCGGCGCCGGTCCACGGGCCGGATCCGGAGCGCACGGCGGAACGCGGTGACCGTCCGCGCGGTGGCTTCCGGCCGGGTCCAGGTGAACCAGTTCAGCGCGTACAGCGCGGCGTAGAACGACGTGCCGAGCAGCAGGCCGGGCTGCCCCACGCCGTACAGGGCGTAGACCGCCCACAGGACCTGCGTCCCCAGGCCCATCAGCCAGCCGACGGCCAGCTTGCGGCCGATCACGAACTGCCCGGCCAGGCTGACCGGGAACAGGCAGTACTGGAGTGCGACGGACAGGAACCAGTGCAGCATGTCAGTCCTCCCAGGTGACAGCGGCGAACTCGGACAAGTCTTTGCGGTAGGTGTCCACGGTGTAGCCCATCCGGGCCTCAACCTCGCCCTGAACGCAGTACAGCCAGACTTCGGGCCCTTCGTCCGCACTGCCGCCAGCGCGGAACACGTGCTGGACACGGTCCACGACGAAGCCATGCGCGAGATCGAAGTGGATCTCCTCCTCCGGGCGGGGAAGCGGACTGTCCGCGAGTTCGATGAAGAACTCCAGACTGTCCTCTTCGTCCGGCAGCTCCACCGAGATGTTGACCAGAACCTTCATGGGAATCAGTCCTCCTTGATCACGATGTGCCAGTAGAGCCAGGCGAGGAACGCACCGAAGGCCCACCGGCGCGGCGCTCCGTGCCAGGACGCGCAGCGGGCCCCGGCCACCCAGCGGGCCACGTTGGTCAGCGGTGCCATCCGCTTCGTGCGCAGCGCGCAGTACTCGCCGACGCCGAACAGCGCCAGCCAGCCGAGCCAGACGGCGCGGGACCCGGACTCCTCATGGCGGGTGAGCACCGCCAGGGCCGGGCTCACCGGTTCTCCAGAGCGGTGCGGTAGTTCTTCCGGCACGTCTCCAGGGTGTCGGCCGACGGGACCCAGAGCCGCAGCTTCCCGGTGGCCGGGACCGGGTCGACAGCGACCACGCGGTCCAGCACCCAGTGGAAGCCGCCGGGCCCGCCCCACGGGGCGCAGCAGCCGTCGGCCGGGTGCACGTCGACCCAGGACGCCCACGCCACGACGGCGCCGTGCGCCATCGGGCCGGTGTAGTCCTCCAGCGCGTTCCAGGCGTGCGGGCAGGTCCGCGCCACGGGGTCCCACGCCATTCCGGCGTGGATGAGCAGGGGTCCGTCGAAGGACGCCGACGGGCGCCAGCTGCGGTTCTCCACCGGCTTGACTCCGGCTGCGGCGAGTGCGGCCCACGGCTGTTTCAGGGTGAGCGCGCGCACGGTGCAGTACTCCTCAGGGTCGACCGGCACCGGGCACCTCCCGGGCGTACAGCCGGTCGCAGCGGACCAGCACGGACGCGGTGGACGTCAGTCCTTCCAGGTCGACCGGCGCGCCGGTGACGGCGTCCGCCGCGTGGACGCTGATCCGGACGACTTCGTCCCAGCGGTGGACCGGGCAGTCCACGGACAGCAGGACCAGGTGGGTGTCCGGACCGCCTTCCGGCGGCCTGAAGACCGTTCCGGACTCCTGCGAGCAGATCCGCGCCGTGGTCCAGCTCTGCGTCTGGCGCCGGTGCGTGGGGAAGAACGGGACGCGCACCGGCGCCATGCCGTAGACCTGCGGCAGGTACCGGCTGTCGGTCTCTCCTCTGTCGAGCGCATGTGTCATAGAAAGATTATGTCATACAGCGCAGAAGATAGTCAATGAGCGTAGCTTGTTGTATGCTGAGGGCATGACTGAGACACGAGAGAGCACGTCGGGCGCGGAAGCTCCCCCCGGCGACCTGGTCCCGATCCGGGAAGCGGTGGAGATCGCGGGGGTGTCCCGGCGCACCCTTGAGAACTGGATCAACGCCGGTCTCCTGGACAAGTACGTGAGGGACCTGAACCGCACCTACGTCAGCCGGGGCCAGCTGCTTGAGCTGCGGACCCCGCGCAAGGTGCTCCCGGAGGCGGGGCAGGTAGTACCGTCCGAGGACTGACCCACGCCCTGAACGACCGACCGAGGAGGGGCGGCAGATGATCAAGCCTATCGAGACGCGTTACGCGGGGTGCCGCTTCAGGTCCCGGCTGGAAGCCAGAGTGGCCGTCCTGCTGGACGAACTGGGTGCGGCCTGGGAGTACGAGCCGCAGGGCTTCGCCACCGATGCGGGGCCCTACCTGCCCGACTTCCTGGCGGCGCTGGACGGCGGCGGTGCGTGCTGGATCGAGGTCAAGGGGAAGGACGCGCCCACCGAGCGGGAGTTCGCCGTGGCGCGCGAAGTGGAGGCCGGGACGGGATCACGGCTGGTCTTCCTGTGCGGGGACCTGCCCCGGGAGTGCACCGAGGACGGCGGGGAGGGCTGCCTTCCCGCGCTGCGCACCGACGGCTCGCCGACGCTGCTGTGCTTCGACGGTGCCGACGCGGCACGGATGGACGCGGCGCTGTCCACAGCGCGCAGTGCCCGGTTCGAGCACGGGGAGCACGGCCGGTGACCGCCGTGGACGACGCTCCGGCAGCCGCTGTGTACGGGCCGGAGCTGGGGGAGGCGCACCAGCAGGAGCTGGCCAGATCCGTGGTGGCTCCCGAGCTGGCGAACTCGCGCGGCTACCGGACGCTGTACGGGACCGAGGACGACCGGCGGCTGCTGCGCGACGCGCAGATCCCGCGCTGGGGCTGGCGCGAGGACGCGGCCTTCCCGGGCCTGCTGCTGCCGATGTACCGGGTCAGCGGCGAGCTGATCAGCTACCAGTGGAAGCCGTGCGTACCACAGCCCCGCAGCCCCGAGGACCGCAACCCGCCGAAGTACGTGACGTCGTCGGGCCTGATGCACCTGGACGTGCCGCCGGTGGCGGGCGAGCGGGTGCGCGACGTGTCGGTACCCCTGTGGATCACCGAGGGGATCAAGAAGGCCGACTGCCTGGCCGGGCAGGGGCGGGCGCCGCTGACCGTGACCGGCGTCTACAACTGGCGGAACAAGCACACGACGCTGGGGGACTGGGAGGACGTCCCGCTGCGCGGGCGCTCGGTGGTGGTCTGCTTCGACTCCGACGCGCGGGACAACCGGAACGTGATGACGGCCATGCAGCGGCTGGGCCGCTGGCTGGAGTCCAAGGGCACCCGGGACGTGCAGTACGTGATCGTCCCTGCGGACGTGGGCGGCGTCCCGGTCAAGGGCGTGGACGACTTCTTCGCGGCCGGGGGCACGCTGGACGGGCTGCGCGAGGCGGCGCGCCGGGAGCTGCCGACCGAGGGACCGCAGGACGCGGCGTTCACGGACGCGGTGCTGGCCGACACGCTCTGCTCGGAGGCCCTGGACGGGGTGTACCGCTGGGCGTCGGGACTGGGGTGGATGCACTGGAGCGGCCGGGTCTGGGAGGCGGTCACCGACGTGGCGGTGACCGAGGAGATCCGGCTGTGGGCCCTGGACCGGTTCGCCGGAGCCCTGGACCGGCAGCGGGTGGACCCGGACCGGCAGCTGTCGGCGCAGATCGACGGCTGGCGCTCGGTGCTGGGAGCCGGTCGGCTGCGCTCGCTGGTCTCGCTGGCGCGCGGGGTGCTGGAGTGCGCGGCGGAGGACTTCGATGCCGACAAGGACCTGTTCAACTGCCCGAACGGCGTGGTCGACCTGCGCACGGGGCAGCTGCTGCCGTCCGACCCGGACCTGCTGATGACGAAGATCGCCGGATGCGACTACGTCAAGGGCGTGTCCCATCCGGACTGGGACCTGGCGCTGACCGCGCTGCCCGACGACGTCCGGGGCTGGTTCCAGCTGCGGATGGGGCAGGCGGCCACCGGGTGGACGCCCCCGGACGACGTGGTGGTGATCAGCGAGGGTTCGGGCAGCAACGGGAAGTCGACCACCGTCGACGCCATGACCACGGTCTTCGGGCAGTACCGGGTGGCCGTGGCCGACCGGGCGCTGCTGGGGTCCGCGAGCGACAACCACCCCACCGAGATGATGGACTTCCTGGGGGCGCGGTACGCGGTGCTGGAGGAGACGCCGGAGGGGAAGAAGCTGGACACGGTCCGGCTGAAGAAGACGGCGGGGACCAAGGAGATCACCGCGCGCCGGATCCGGAAGGACAGTGTGACCTTCCCGGTCACGCACTCGATGTTCATCTCCACCAACAACCGGCTGATGGTCACCGACACGGACCACGGCACCTGGAGGCGGCTGGCGCTGCTGAAGTGGCCGTACACCTACCAGGACAGCGAAGCGGAGTGCAAGGGGCCGATGGACCGGGCCAAGGACCCCACGCTGCGCCAGCGGGTGGCGGGCGACCCGCAGGTGATGGAGGCGGCGCTGGCCTGGGTGGTGCAGGGCGCGTCGGCCTGGTACGCGGCCGGGCGGATCATGCCGGAGCACCCGGCCCGGGTGAAGGCCGACACGATGAAGTGGCGCAGGGAGGCGGACCCGGTGATGGGGTTCCTGGACGCGTGCACGGTCTTCGATCCCCGGGCGCACGTGATGGCCACCGAGCTGTTCGAGGCCTTCGACCGGTGGATGGTGGAGCAGAAGAACACGTCCTGGTCGATGAAGCTGTTCAAGGCGCGGTTCGAAGGGCACCAGCTGCTGGTCCAGAACGGTGTGGCGGTGAAGAAGGTCAAGTACAACGCGGGGCTGTCGCGCTGGAACGGGGACCTGTCCCATCCGGCGGTCTACAGCGCCTGGACCGGGATCCGCTTCAACCGTCCCGAGGATGACGCGTCAAGTCTCGACGATCTTGACGGTGACAACTCCGGGACAAGCCCTTTCGATCATGATCCCGGGGGTCCCGCGTCAAGTCCCAGCGATCTTCAGAGGGGTGGTAGCGCGATCTTGAGCGAATCTCCCACCTGCAAGGTTCCGGGAGTTCCGGCAAATTATATAACGGCTCTATCGCGTAGCGATCCAGGGTTATCAGATTTGCCGGAACTGCCGGAACCTGATCTTGGAGAGGTCCGACTTGACACCCCCGTGTACACGGAGTCGGAGACCGCTACCGGCACCGACTTGACCGTGTACACGGACACAGATCCGGCGCCCGACGCGTTCGGCGGCACATTCGACTGGGAGGAGCCGTGGCCGTGAGGAGGACCGCGTACTACGACATCGAGAGCTGCTCGGCAGACTGGCTCCGGACGTACCGGGGCCAGCAGGGGCCCTACGTGAGGCTGTGCGGCGTTTCTACGGGGTCCCCGGTCTCCGGTGTCACCACGGACCCGCAGCGGCTCCTGGGCGTCCTGGAGGGCGCTGACGAGATCACCGGGCACAACATCATCGCGTTCGACAACGCGGCGATGGCGCTGCACGCCGGAGCCGACTACGACGCGCTGTGCGCCAAGTCGGTGGACACGCTGGTCCTGGCCCGGCTGGAGGACCCGCCCGGCAGCCGGGGGCAGAAGCCCTGGGGGGTCAAGGGCTACTACTCGATGGACGCGGTGTGCAGGCGGCGCGGCCTGGTGGCCAAGACCGACGACCTGGCTGCGCTGGCTCGCGAGTACTGCCCGGACGGCACGCTGGGGGACGACGGGCGCAGGCTCACCGAGGCGGAGCGCACGTCGCTCGGCTTCGGGCTGATCCCGGCCGACGACCCGCGCTACACGGACTACCTGCGCGGGGACATCGCGGCCACCCGGGCGCTGCGCGACTCGTACGGGGAGATCAGCGCCTACGCGCGCCGGGAGATGAAGGTGGTCCACCTCCAGAACCGGATGTCGCTGACCGGCTGGCGGATCGACGAAGCCCTGCTGGAGGAGCGGGTGGCCCGGGAGGACCGGCGCCGGGACGACGCGGCGGCGTTCCTGGCGCAGCTGGGCCTGCCGGTCACCAGGACGGTCCCGCACGGCCGGGGGAAGGCGAGGACCACCGAAGAGGAGGACATCGCCTCACCGCTGGCGACGAAGGTCGGGAAGGAGTGGATGGAGGGCGTCTGGAAGGACTTCGGCGTGCGCGAGGGGTCGGGGCGGTTCAACATCCCGCGCACGCCGAAGTCCGGCGACGTCGCGGTGGGCAGGGACAGGCTGGTCCCGTTCACCGAGCACCCGAACTGCCCGGCCGCGCTGAAGGAGATCCTGGCGGCGGTGCTCGACTTCACCGGGGCGACCCGCAAGTACGCGGAGATCGCCCGGTTCGTCGTCGACGGGCGGGTGCACCCCGGCGTGGGCGGCGACCAGGCGTCCGGCCGCTGGGCGATGGTGCGCCCGTCGACGACGAACCTGGGCAAGCACGGGGCCAAGCTCCAGGAGCGCGGCGTCTTCGTCGCCGACGAACCGGACCGGGAGTACCCGGACGGGTACGTCCACATCTGCTGCGACATGGACCAGGTCGACATGCGGGCCATCGCCGCGCTGTGCCAGGACCCGGCGTACATGCGGCTGTTCCTGCCCGGCGAGGACGCGCACTCCGCCAACGCGGACGCGATCTTCGGACGGCACGACGGCGAGTGGCGCGACCGGGCGAAGAAGATCGGCCACCTGTGGAACTACGGCGGCGGGATCGACGCGATCGTGCGCGCCGGGTCCAGCCGCGAGCACGCGGTGGCGTACGACCGCGCCATGCTGGCGACGTACCGCGTGCTGTGCGCCTGGCGGGAGGAGATCCGCGAGCAGGGCAGGCACGGGCTGCTGGACAACGGGTTCGGCCGGAAGATGCGCTGCGACCCGGGCCGCGCGTACACGCAGGCACCGGCGCTGATGGGGCAGGGCGGCGCGCGGGACCTGATGACGACCGGCATGCTCCGGCTGGCCGACGCGGTCCCCGAGTCGGTGGCCTGGTTCCGGGGTGTCGTCCATGACGAGATCGTCCTGTCCGTGCCGAGGAAGCACGTGGAGGAGATCACCCGCGAGGTGCAGAAGGCGATGACGTTCGAGTGGCGCGGCGTGGCCATCACGTCCGCCGTCACGAAGCCCGGAGACAACTGGGCATCGTGCTACCCCGAATGAATAATGAGAAAGGAGAGTACGTATGAGGCACGAAGAGAAGTTCGTCATGTCGCACAAGCCGTTCGCCGTGGTGCTGGCCAGCCTGCACCCGTGGGCGGATGACGCCGGGCAGGCACACGGCTGGTGGCAGGTCCAGGCGGTCTGGTTCCGTCGCCGCTACGGGGTCACGGTGGCCTGCGTCGGCAACCTGCATACGATCTGCGACGCACCCCGGGACGCGCGTGAGTTCCTGACCGGGTACACCGACGGCAGGTACGGCGGCCACTGCGACGGCCGCTGGGACGGGACCGGCTACTGGGGTGCGGAGAACCCGGACACGGTGGCATCGCACCTGATGCTGCTGCGGCCGATGCTGGAGAACTTCCCGGCGGTCCCGGCCGGGTTCGACGGGTGGTGGACGTTCAAGCCATGAGCAGTCAGCGAGAGGAGAAGACGATGGGTGACCGACAGGACGACATCAGGTACGAGGACGACCCGGCGGTGTGGGCGTCCGCACGACGGGAGGACGCGGTGTCCGGTCAGCGCGACGAAGAGCCGACGGTGGTCCAGGTCCGGCTGCCCGGCGCGGCGCGCACGTACGCGTACACCGTTCCGCACGGCTGGGACGCGGTGGCCGTCGGCGACTGGGTGGCGGTGCCCGGCAACCAGGTCTCGCCCGACGGCGGCAAGGGCCGGGTGGAGTCGTTCGGCCGGGACGCGTACAAGGGTCCGCTGAAGGAGCTGGTACACCTGCTGGAGCCGCAGGACCCCTGGCTGGTGCGGATGGAGGTGGTGCGCAGCTCCAAGGAGGCCAACACGGTCTGGCAGGCCGCCAAGGAGGCGCAGGTCGGACCGGACCGGATGCGGCGGCTGCGGCGGACCGGGTCGGAGCGGCTGGCGGCCGTCAAGGAGGAGCAGGCGAGCCGGGCACGCTGGCGCACGGAGCGGGAGCAGCGGTGAGCACTTACCTGGACGTATACCTGGACTACCGGGGCCGCCTGCGGGGGATTCGCAGGGATGCCGTCCTGGAGTTCATCACTGCGCACCCGGACAGCAGCGGCTACCAGATCCACAAGGGGTCCGGTGTGGTCGTGAGCTGGACGTACGTCGTGCTGGATGAACTGGTGCGGGACGGGCGGATCGAGGCCCGGTGGCTGGACGGTCCGCAGCCCCGCAGGCGCGTGTACCGGGCGGTGGTCCGGTGAACCCGTTCCGCAACACGGAGGCCATGCTGCCGGTGGCCGGGTCGATCGTGATCGATGAGCAGGTGGTCCCGCTCACCGGGGTCCGGCTGGAGAACGGCCTGCTCCACTTCGTCGGCTATGTGGAGGAGTGCGCCAAGGAGGTGGAACTCAGGAGCGGCATGGAGTTCCGGATCCACGGGTCCGACGGGTCGGAGATCGCCGTCTGCCGCTGGAACGTGCGGGGCTGCGGGCCGGTGCGGACCAAGGCCGGGCAGTCGCTGACGGTGATCTTCCCGGTGCACTTCGAAGTACTGATCGGGGGTGGTGAGCTGTGAGTGAGCACGACGACCTGAGGACCGCACTGGAAGGAGTCCTGCCGGACGGCAGCAGGGCTCCGCTCGCGCGGGTCAGCGAGGCGGAGCGCCGTCTGGACCGCAGGGCGGTGGAGTCCGGGAAGATCACACAGCAGTGCTTCCGGGAACTGTGGGGCGTGGATTTCACGGAGGTGGAGCTGTGAAGATCACAGCATTGGACCTGAGCATCACGGCGACCGGCGTGTGCCTGCCGGACGGAACCGTGTCCACGGTCAGGACGAAGACGACCGACGGCGACCGGCGGCTGCTGGTGATCGAGGACGCGGTCAGGTCGGCGGTCACCGGAGCCGACCTGGTGGTGATGGAGGCGCTGACCGGGAACCTGAAGGGCAGCGCCTCGGTGACGGTCGGCAAGGTGCACGGCGTGGTGGACCGGCTCCTGATGCGCGAACTGGGCATCCCGTACGCGGAAGTGTCCCCGTCCACGCTGAAGAAGTTCGCCACCGGGAACGGGAACTGCAACAAGGTTGAGATGGGTGTGTCCGCGATGGAGCGGTTCCACCTGCGGTTCAAGGACGACAACCAGTGCGACGCGTTCTGGCTCTGGCAGGCCGCACTGGTCCACTACGGGCTCGCCGACGTCACGTTCCCGCCGGTGCAGCGGAACGCACTCAAGACGGTGGTGTGGCCGTGAACGCCCGGGAGATCACCGCGACAGTCGTCGAAGGCGGGACGAAGTTCCAGCTGCTGGCCATGCTTCCCAGCTGTGACGACATGATTGCGCCGGACCGGGTCGAAGAGATGGTCCGGCAGCAGGTGGAAGCCGAGATGCGCCGGTACGGGCTTCAGGGAGAAGTCGTCTTCGTGACGGCGGACGTCGCATACCCGGACCTGGACGAAGCGGAGCAGCCGTGAGCAAGTTCAACAGGCGGGAGACGATGCGGAGGATCATGTCCTCCGCCGGAGGAGTGGTCGGAGCGATGAACGCCATGGGAGACACGCTGCGCCAGGCGGCCGAGCAGCAGCGGCAGCAGATCGAGGCAGACACCCGGGACGGTGTGCAGCCGGGCAGCGTGGTGCACGTCTACCCGGTCAGTGTTGCGCAGCGGCTGGCACGGACAGGGGGCGTCTCCCCGGAGGAGGCGGCGCAGCGGTTGCAGAGCGTCCTCAGCCCGGATCTCGGAGCGTGGTGCTTCCATCCGAACGCCGTGTGCCGGGAGTGGCGGCAGCCGGAGAGCTGCTACTCGGTTGTCCGGGCGACTTGCCCCGACTGCGGGGACTGCCAGGAGGCGGTGGACGCCTACCCGGTGCTGGTGTCCAGGCCGATGCCGGGGCCCGTCGTCGGCAGGGACCGGGGTGACCTGGTCCGGGCCTACGCCGACGCGGCCGGGCGCGGGGTTCCGGACCACCGGCCGCGATCGTGGGACTCGGGTCGCCCGTGGGACGATCGGCCGTCCCCGGCGCGGAACGTACTGCCGGAACGGGATCCGGGGACCACCCGCCAGCAGCGGTTGCGCGACGCGGCCGACCGGGTCAGCCGGGGTGTCTGGTAGTGGCGCACTGGCTGTCGCACTTCATCGGCGCAGACGACGGGACCGGGTTCTGGTACCTCTTCTGGTCCGGGTTCATCAGCGACGTCGGGCTTCTGGGCATCGTCGGCACCACGCTGCGCAGGCACAAGTGCGAAGTGCACCGGTGCTGGCGGATGGGGCGGCACGGAACGGCGGCCGGGCACACGGTGTGCCGCCACCACATGCCGGGCGGAGCACCCAGCCACGCACGGGTCCTGGCTGCCCACCGGCTGGCACTGCACCAGCGGACCGGCGGGCACAATGAGCCGGGGGCCTGATGGGTGCGCAGGTGGTCCCGTGGCGGTCGCCGTGGACGACGCTGATGGTTCTCGGGCTCGCGCTGTACGTCATGGCGCTGGCTGCCGTGCTGATGATGTGGGGTGTGATGTGAGCCTGCTGGAGCAGATCGAGGAGATCAGGCTGAACAAGGTCCGGCTGTACCCGGGCAACCCGCGCCGGGGCGACGTGGACCTGATCGCGTCCTCGCTGGAGGCCAACGGGCAGTACCGGCCCGTCGTGGTGCAGCGCTCCACCGGCTACGTGCTGGCGGGCAACCACACGGTCCGCGCTGCCCGGAAGCTGGGGTGGAAGTCCATCTCTGCCGTGGTCATCGACGTGGACGACATCGGAGCCAAGCGGATCGTGCTGGCCGACAACCGGACGGCCGACGCCGGGACGTACGACCAGCAGGCGCTAGCCGACCTGCTCTCCTCCCTGGAGGACCTGGAGGGCACCGGGTACGCGGACGCCGACCTGGCGGTGCTGCTGGACCAGGAGGTGCAGGCGAACCCGCTGCCGGAGGTCGGCGATGCGCCGGTGGACGACCGGGTGATGGCCTGGGGCGTCGTGGTCGTGGTGGGCGACGAAGCAGCGCAGGCGGACCTGCTCACCCGGCTGGCCGGGGAGGGCTTCGACGTCCGGGCCCTGGTCGGGGGCTGACGTGCACGCCGTGGTGGACCTGCACAGCGACGTGGTGCGCTCTGCCCGGGTGCTCCAGCTGGCCGGGATGTTCGATGTGCCGCTGTCGCAGAAGCTGCGGCACCGGCTGGACGTGGACCTGCCTGCGGAGGAGCGCCCGTGGTCGGTCGGCCTGCTGGTCGGCCCGTCCGGAGCGGGCAAGTCGACGCTGCTGGACGCGCTGTGGCCGGAGCGCACCCTGTCCTACCCCTGGTCGCCGGACCGGGCGCTGGTGGACGACTTCCCGGCCGGGATGGGTGTGCGGGACGTGGTCGGTCTGCTCACCGCTGTGGGGCTCGGATCGCCTCCGGCGTGGATGCGCCCGTACCGGACCCTGTCCAACGGTGAGGCGTTCCGGGCCTCGATCGCCCGCGCGCTGGCGGAGGAGCAGGGGACCGTCGTGGTCGATGAGTTCACGTCCGTGGTGGACCGCCAGGTGGCGAAGGTGGCCAGCCACGCGGTGCAGAAGGCGGTGCGGCGCTCCGGCCGACAGCTGGTGGCGGCCACCTGCCACTACGACGTCACCGACTGGTTGCAGCCGGACTGGGTGTTCGACGTGGCCGCGCAGTCCTTCGCCTGGAGGTCGGTTCAACCCCACCCCGGGCTCAGCCTCGCCGTCCGCGCTGTCGACCGGGGCGTCTGGCCTGCCTTTGCACGTCATCACTATCTGAGCGCGGACCTGAACCCGACGGCGGTCTGCCACGGAGCGTTCCTGCCGGACGGCCGGATCGTGGCGTTCTCCAGCTACCGGCACTTCGCCCACGCTCGGACACGCAACATCAAGAAAGCACACCGGATCGTCGTGCTCCCGGACTGGCAGGGCTTCGGGATCGGGATGGCGATGGCGGCGTGGACCGGCCAGCACCTGTACGAGAGCGCGGGGCAGCGGTACCGGATCACGTCGGTCCATCCGGCGGTGGCCGCGCACTGCGCACGGTCCCCGCGCTGGCGCGAAGTGGGGGTTCCGACCGGCAGTCTGGGCAAGGCGTCCCGGGACCGATCCCGGGGAACGCTCAGGCAGGAGCAGCTGCGCGCACTGACACTGGACACTCGGCAACTGACTGTGCGCAGCTTCGAATACGCGCCGGTTCCAGCCGGGTGAATTAGGAAAGGAGAGGACGATGGCGTTGGAGAAGGGTGCTCCGGACGGGGGCGGACGGGCGGATGTGGCCACCCGTCGCAAGACGGCCATCGCCCTGAAATTGGCGGGGGCCACCTGGGAGCAGGTGGCGGAGCAGTGCGGGTATGCCGGTGCGGGCGCGGCGAACGCGGACATCGGGAAGTTCCGCAAGCAGCAGAACCTGGTGGCCGCAGCCAACTTCGAGGAACTGCGCGCCCAGGAGAACGAGCGGTACGACCGTCTTCAGATGGCGTACTGGCCCAAAGCGCTCCAGGGTGACAAGGACGCGGCGCTGATCGTTCTCAAGATCTTCGACCGGCGCGCCAACACGAACGGCCTGAACGCTCCGAAGGACATCAACCTCCAGCTGGCCGCACGGATCGACGTGGAAGCGGCGGCCGTGGTGGACGCCATCCTGGCAGCGGCGGACATGGTCGAACTGGCGCCGGACACCCGGATGAAGATGCTGGAGGCGGCGCAGGAGCACTTGGTGCGCACGGCGGCCCAGGGCGACGTGATCGTGGGAGAGATCGTCTCGGAGGTGGAGGACGGGTGACAGCGCGTACGCCGGTAGAAGCAGCGCAGGAACTGGCCGACCTGCTCAACGACCTGGGCAGACTGGGCTTCGTGATTGCTGCCGAGGGGTTCGACGTCATGGTCATCGGTCAGCCCTTGATCGGCGTCGTCTTCGTGGCGGACGGCGTCTGGCACGTAGCGGAGAACGGCTGACCGCCCGGAGCAGACAGCAGCGCCCCCGTCCGGAGATCCGGGCGGGGGCGCTGTGCTGCCGGGTCAGACCGGGAGGCGCATCTCTCCAGCGGCGACACCGGCCGTGAAGGCGTCCCATTCGGCTCCGGTGAACACCAGGTAGCTGCCCTCCGGGTGCTTGGAGTCGCGCACCAGCACGGTGCCGTCACCCCCGTTCGCGATCTCCACGCAGTTGCCGTTGCCGCTGAACGTGCTCTTGGTCCAAGTCAGTCCGGACTTCACGGGATCTCCTCTGTCAGTGGGTCGATCGGTGAGCCACCACCCTACCGGATTAGTCCTACCGGATCGACTAATGCGGCCGGATCTGCCGGAGTTCCTGGGTCTGCGGACGATTCTTAGCTAGGGTGTGCCCTTCCAGACGGCATCGGGGGAACGATGATCCAGAAGGAGCACACCCATGGGACACCACAGGCGTCCGAAGCCGGTGACGACAGCGACCCGTGTTGCGGTTGCGGTGGCCGTCGGCGGATCCGCCACCACTGCCGGGATCGCCACAGCACACGCCGCGTCCGTCAGCACCTGGGATGCGGTTGCCCAGTGCGAGAGCAGCGGAAACTGGTCCGACAACACCGGGAACGGCTACTTCGGAGGGCTCCAGTTCTCTCCGTCCACCTGGTCCGCCTACGGCGGCAGGGCCTACGCACCCGAAGCGTCCGGCGCCACCAAGGCGCAGCAGATCGCCGTGGCGGAGAAGGTCCTGGCCTCGCAGGGACCCGGCGCGGGGGCCGGCGGGGGGCCCCGCGCCGGCCGCA